TGTCTATTAAGTAGTCAAAAGCACATAAATGTGTATATAAAGTAGACAAAATAGGGATAAAAGTGTCCATTTCTTGTCCGTATAACATATAACATATTGATTTCATTATGTAATATAATGTCCGGTCATGTCCGATTAACATTAGACACATGTCTATTTTATAGACAGTAGATAGATTGTTTACAGGTGTGTATAAAGTAGTCGGCTAAATAATAGACACCTGTCTAAAAAAATAACATTAAAGTTTTTCTGCGGAGCTCCGATAAGGAACGTAGAACCAAAGGAGGTTTTATGGGTAATCCTCTCGTGCCGAATAGCGGGAATGATAATGTTTACACACCTTTACAGACCGCAATAGAAGCGGTCTCTTTACTCCCTGTGCGCGGGCACGTGTTAGATCCTTCATGTGGAGAAGGTGTTTTCGGGGAGGCTATCCGACAAGTTCATCAAAGTGCGGAATTAACTGAATACGATATAAAAGACGGCTTAGACTTTATGAACGAGCGTTTTTACTATAACTGGGTCATCACTAATCCGCCTTGGTCTAAATTTAAAGAGTTTCTTATTAAAGCTATGCAATGTACGGATAACGTAGCATTTTTAGTGACCATCACACATTTTGTAACTAAAGCTCGGCTAAAACTTCTATGCGACCACGGGTTTTATTTAAAACAGATACACTGCATTGATACCCCACCTAAACCGTGGCCCCAATCTGGTTTTCAGGTTGCAATGGTATGGTGCTCAAAAGAACCTTCGGAGGAGGTAAAATGGATTTATTAAGGATACATTACAGAGAGGTCGTTACTCCGTTAGGAGTAGATTTGTTGTACGACGGAAGAACCTTAGTTTTTATGTGTAGGCAGATTTTACTGAAAACAAAACAGGCCATTATAGACCAGGATGATGTTTTAGTGGTAGAGGGTGCCCGTGTTCTTTTAAGAAACCTCCCTAAATCCGGAAAGATAGACTTAAGTCCTAGTTTTAGTAAAGGTCACGGGCGTGCTTTCCAGCCAGAAACACAACAGGAGTATCTACAAACATTTGATTTTCTTGGTGTCTGCTCTATAGAAAATGAGGATATCGTTATCACGTTAGAGGTATTACCTGGGCACGGTCATCGGTGGTTTAACGCAAAAACAGGGAGATTCCTATGAACATTCAGCATTCATCCAGAACGGACAGATGGTATACCCCACTCTACATAATCGAAATGGTTAAGGAGGTGTTGGGTGAAATTGACCTCGACCCCGCGTCTGAAGAACATGCCAATGAGGTAATCGGGGCACGGGAATTCTATACCCGGAATGCATTAAATGAAACCTGGGTAGCAAACAAGGTTTTCTTAAATCCTCCTGGAACCAAGATTGGAAACCAATCCCAATCAGCACTTTTCTGGGAAAAGCTCGTTTATCATTTTGATCGGGGACATATAGGAGAGGCTATCTTCATGGCATTCAGTGCTGAGCTGTTAGCTGTATCTCAGAAATATGGGCCTAAAAGCCTTTTGGATTTTACCGTCTGCATCCCTAAGAACAGAATTAGGTTTGTAGATCCATTAAGTCCTGGGAAATCAGCACCGAGCCATTCCAATGTGATTGTGTATTTAGGTGACAATGTAGATAAATTTAAACAGGTGTTTTCAAGAATAGGAGCTTGCAAATGAATTTAGAAGAATATTTAGCAGACGGGCCGAAAAAGATGTTTTCCTTGCTGGAGGGGATTGTTACTGTGGGACTAATTAACTGCCACTTTTACCCTTATATTTTAGGGGCTAAATTTAGTTATATCGATGACGGTACACGCCCGTCATCTAAATATCGAGTTTTACTAACCCTTGAAGAAGCCGCACAACTCGGGTTTGTAAAGAGGGTGGAGAGGGTGGAGCGTAGAGTTAAATTTAGAAGCGCCTCTAACAAAGTGTTTATAACCGGAGCCGAGTATTTAGATAAAGCTGATTTTGAAGGGCACTTTCATCACGTAAGTGCAAAAGATGGGTTTATCTCGTTCGTGGATGATGAGTTAAACGAATGTCCGCCTCCGTCCGAGGAATGGGTAGAAACAATGCCCGAATTTATGAAAGTGTAAAAGGAGTTGATTAAATGAAAGATATTTTTGAAGGGGTAAATTTGGACCGATTTAGTTTCCCCCTGTCCTTTTCCGAACCGACAGATCGAATAATGTACTCCCTTTTCAATAAATATTTTAAACACAGAGATGACCACCGGCCTGGCTATTATTCCTTTGATGACCGTTTAGTAGACGATATTACTAAAGGGTTTCGTTGGTATTTTCCCCTCACTTTACGTGAGAATGCTACTGAAATGGAAAAAATACTTTTTAGCGGTATTTCTGCCCAGGTACATCTAGCTTTTGTCTTAGGGTTTAACAGCTACTGTTTTTTTAAGGGCTGGGTTTTTGACGATGACCTTGATTTCCCCGGATCGCCTGATTTCCTAGATGGTTTGACTATCGTCGGTGTTATGGATTTTTTACGGACGCAACCCCTTAGTTACGGTAAATTTAAACGTAAGTATAAAGAAGGGCCTATAAACACCGCAGCTGTGCTGGTTCGCCCTTTTAACATAAAATATGTTCCTGATGAGGAACTTACCCAGGAACTGTGTGACTTGGCCTACAGTCTAGAACCCCGCACGGCATTCTATATCCCTGAACGATTTGGAAAAAAAAAATACCCTCCCCCTCCCCCATGTGGCCCTCTTGCCCTCTACGTAACTGACCCTTTTGCTTTATTAAAAGTACGCGACCCTTCAAAAAATAACCTGCCTACCTTTTCCGTAAACGGATATAAGGTAACCGATTATATTACAGCCGCGGGTATAAGAAGGGAAATGCGGGTGTCTGGTCTTTGGGAATAGTTGGCCACCCGGCCAGTAAAGTCAGAAAAAATGGCCGGGGTTTTCCAAGGTGCCTATAATCATAATAACCCCCCCCCCCTCCGGAATACCCCCCCCCCCTCCCAGGTCAGCATATTCAAAGGCTTACTCCCCCGTCTACCCCTCCCATCCATGGGTTAACCTCTCTCTCTCCAAAGCCTCCAGCTTTCGGAGTATAGACCAAAAATCTGGCCTATCCATAATGGGGAGGCAGTACGCCTTCCCGTCCCTGGGTTCTATGAACAAAGTATCCGAAATGTGCTCTCTCTCTCCTCTAATGAATAACTCATCTCCAATTCTATATGAAATCATAAATTACCTCCTATAACACCTATCGGAACATAGACGGAATACTTTAATTTAATGGAAGAGGTTGAAAGAAAAGAATAAAGGAAGAAATTAAAGATTTTCTGGGAAATGACGAAGAGGATAGTAAGGGAATGAACCCACAAAGAGGAGAATAGAAAATGAAAACAATAAAAGAAGTTTTAAAAAGCCACGGAATCGAAAGCACGTCCTACATGGGGGCAGAAATCCTCTTTGTCTTGAATAGTCATGGACAATGGGAAAACGGTGACAACAACGGAGACAGGTATGCTTTTTTTCTGAAAAACAATAAAATTTATATAGAGAAAAAAAGCATAGGTTCCTACCAATGTATCCCCGTCCCCTGGAAAGGGGAACGGCCAGAGGACATGAGTTTTGAGTACTACCGGTACTAAGGAAAGGAGAATAGAAAATGAAAACCCAATACGGTAACCAGGCGATTGATTTTGAAGAAGTGTTCACGGCAACTAAAGGTTGCTGCGAGCCGATTGAAATCGCCAGAATCTTAAAAAGAGCAGAGGTTTTCACTCTGCTAACAGATGAGCAAATAATTCGAGGCCTAAAAAAGGCCGGTGTGTCATTGTTAATGATAGGTTTGGTACCACAATACCGAGATAGAGATCTCGACTTACCTCGTGCTCGAAAAAGGAGAAAGAAATGAAAAGATTGAAAAAAGGATCGGAAACGGGCCGGGTGGGGGGTTATGAATTTCAAGGTTTTTGAAAAGTTAAAACGAGGGGGGCGGGGTTAAATATCTCCTATTTTATCTGCTGCATAGGCTTCCGCTATCCTCATCTTGGAATTAGATGATGGAGGTGCAATTTTCTGTTCATCTTCTTTTGGCTTTTGTAGTAAGGACTGCAGGCTGGAATCCACGGGATATGTTCCCATGAACACATGCATTTGTTTCTTCTTTTGCCACGGCAAGTCGTAATCCTCATCCTTAGCCACAGAGGCAATCAGCCTCTCAGTAAACAAAGACTGGTATTGTTCGTACAATTCCGGATAAACCTCTCCCAAAATCTTTACCATTGTCCTGGCTAAAACTCCTTGCTCGAGCGCGTAAACTATTTCAAATGGGCTGTTCACAACTATCCATGTTCTCATGAACAAAGACTCTACGGTATCACTTGGCTTTTTACCTTTAGGGATATTGGGAATAAGTCTCCGCATATATTCCAGACAGCCTCTGACTTTGTTGTTCAAAGCAATGACCAGTTCCTCATCCTGAAAGTCTGTCTTTATGGTGAATTCCTCGTCTAAACATTTGACAATAAGGTCAATAGTCTTCCTTAAATCTGGGTATTCCGGTAGGTTTACGGGCTCGAATCCTTCTTCATTGAAGAATCCTTTCATGAACTTATCTAAACGTTTCCCGAGCTTGAGGGCTTTGTCTAAATCCTTCCTGTATACACCTTTCTTTAAAATGTGTTCTAAGGTTAAGGAGGCAATGATGACGTCTTCCGTTGGGAGTTCGTCATTGATTAGAGGTGTTGTCATCATTTACAGAATATCCTTGTTTTTTGAGTATTTCGATTGCAGTCTTTTCAGGTATTCCTTTATCGACCAGCTTGTCTACAAAAGATTTAAAGCCTCCTGAGGTCAGAGTTCTATTAACTCTTAGAGCAAGGCTAGGATTATTACGGAGTCCTCCTAAAATGGCTCCTGTAGCTGCACCAAAGCCGCCTAGCTCCGAATCCACAGAGTTTCCTAAAAGGTAGCCTACTGAACCAGCTCCTATTGCATTTCCAGCCTGTTGACCTAAGTTTCTATTCGTAGCTACAGATATAGACTGGAGTTCGTTGGAAGTTTTTAACGGATCTCTCTTGTTAAGGAAGTCTCTCACTTCTTTTGCTATCTCGAGTTCGTCACCATACTTATCGGCAAACTTTTCTAAAGACTTTACTCTTGCCTCAATGTCCAAAACTTTTCCTGATTGTCCTTGAGGATTGAGGAACGTTTGAAGTTTGGCTTGGCTAACATTCCCATCTTTATCTAAAAGAAGTTTCTTAAGTGCAGGTTTAACTAGAGAAGCTTCCGTAAAGAGCTTATCCGCTTTTACTAAATCGGGATCCTGTTTCACTAACCCTTGAATCTTATTCTTAGCTTCGGTTAAGAGAGTAATATCTCTATCTTTCATTTCCACTTTAAACTTTTGTTTTAAAAGAAAGTCTATCTGTTTACGGGCTTCAAGCAGTCCGGCCACATCTTCAATTTTACCTTTTTCTTGCCACGCAGATAGCTGTTTTACTACCTTTTTAGCAGCATTCGAGTAATCTTCAGGGTCGGCTGCCACCGCATTTTTTAGAGTTGAAACAACCTCCTGCCCCACTTTTGGGGCTTCTTTATTTAAAGCTGAATTAGCTATCGCCTTTTGGTAGCCTTCTCCATACTTTTCACTGACTTTGGCACCTACTTTTTCAACCATAGATTTAGCTTCAGGTGCAGCTCTTTGCAATAGAGCAGGGAGCTCTTCTAGTTCCTTTTCAGCCTGATCCATTAACTTAGGATTATTTAAAAACTTTTGGTAGGAAGCTTTCTCTTTAGGTGGAAGGTCAGCCATCTTTCCCGCGATAGCCCTTCCAGTTTTGGTAGCAGCTTGCCCTAATGCACTGAGTCCTCCACCTACAAGAGCTCCTGTTTTAGCCGCGTCTGTGGCTTTACTGACCACGTCTCCTGGGATATCAGATAGCTTTTCAGCCTCACCCACAGCACGGATAGAGGCATCCGTTGCAGCTAGGATTCCCCCTTGAGCGGCCGCACCTAAAACTTTTCCTGAAGCTTTGGCTAAAGTTCCCCCGCCTAGTTTGGCGGCTGCTGCTGTAGCGGCTTTAGTCCCTGCTTTTGCAGCTAATCCTGCGCCTGGAGCTATAGCGAAAGAGGCTAAACCGCCGAATACTTGACCCGTGGTAAACACTCCAGGACGGCTGGCCTCAGCTTGTTTTTCTTTAGCTAAATACTCTTCTTTACCTGCTTGGAAGCCTTTTCCGGATATCATTCCACCTACACCAGCTATCTTATCTGCAAAACCAAAGGTTAGCTCTTTGGCTGCACCACGAAATAAAGCCTCCCCTACACCTACAGGAGGAGTTTCGTTAGGGTCTATAAGACCATCCGCCTTAGCCTCTTCAATACGCGCTGCGGGGATACTGTAGGAAGCTCCTGAGGTATCTGTCATTTTCACCACACGCTGTAAACCATCGGCTTCGGCTTCGGCTACCCGCTCATCAGGAATAGTGTAATATTCCCCTTTGGAATCTATCATCCTAGTAGGCATTATTTAGCTCCATCTTTATAGGATCCCCATTTATTCTGGGTTTCGGGTACAGTTGGTTTAGATTTTTCAGATTCTTTTTGGACAGGTAAACTAGACTCACCTTCCCTTTTCACAGGACTAGTTAAAAACCTACCTTTAGCGTTGAGTGGGGTATCCTCAATCTCATTTTCAAATGAAGTAAAATAACCAGCTGGTAACTGTAATTCAATTTCCTTTTGTTTGGCTCGTGTTAAAGCCTTTTCTGCATCTTTTTTAGCTTGTGCTGTGTTAGCAAGCATTGACTCCCTGATTTTCTTAACATCATCAATATCATAAATTGATCCTGTCCCTAAACTAGAAAGTTTAGTTTTAAACTTTTCAAGAACAGACTTACCCACAAGCATGTTTAGACCTTCCTGGCCTATGGAGCCCTGTCCTGCACCTTCAGCACTGGCTATATAGTTTAACATTGCCGCAGCATCTGCCCCTCTTTTTAAGAGAGAATCAAACTTTCTCATAAATACTAAAGTTTTATAGTATTTGTCATAGGATTTATTGGCTTGTAACTCGTCCTGTATTTCTTTTACACGTTTATCTTTTATCGCGGCAATTTCTTCTTTAGCTTTTTCGCTATCTGTAGGGCTAACTTCCTTCATGGAAGTTTGTTCACCTTTGGAAAGACTGCTTGTCACATTAGCTCTAAGACTTTCTTGAGTTTTCTGTTGGGCTTCAAGCTCTTTCTGTTTTAGATCTAGTATCCTAGAATCTTTGCTAATCTGTTCCGCTGTTAGTCCTTGCTTAGCAAGCTGTTGTTTATAAAGTAATCCGGCCTTCTCATAGGCCACAGCTTTGGATGCATCTAGCATCGTGGAGGCGCGATTATACTCCTCCAGTAAATCTGACCTATCTCCTTTAGAAGCTGCTACAGCATCTTTTAGTTTACTTAAGCTGGCTTGCTGTTTAACAAAATCCATCTCAATGGCACTATTTAATACTTTATAAGCTGTGTTTTCCCTTCCAGTTAAAGCAGCTCCATACTCACCAATACCTACAGCGATAGCGGCTAAAGCTTTTGCAGCCAGCCCTTTATCTTGAAAAAAATCTTTAAACTGAAACTCTTTTACGGCTTTTACGGATTCGGCAATCTGGGATGCCTTTTCCTGATACTGCCTATCAAACTCCTGCTGTTTCTTGATTCTCTCCTGTTCATAAGCAATCTGGGCATCAACCTCAGCCTGAGCCTTTGCTTGAGCAGCTTTAACCTCCTCTTGTCTAAGCTGGAAAGATTGCTCCTCAAGTTCAATACGTTGTTCCGTATTCTTTTGTAGGCCTTCTTGAATGCCCGCTTCTTTTTCTGTCGGAACCTGACGGGTAGTAGAGCTCCCTGTCTGAACCTGTGAGGAACTACTTTCTAAGGAAGTAGGTAAAGAGGTAGGAGCGGGAGCTGAAACGGGTTCTGGTGCGGGAGCTGGTTGAGGTGGTGCCACAGATTGAGTAGGGGCAGGTGGAACTACTGACTGAGCAGTAGGATTAAGAATGTCTTCTTCTTTTAGAGGGTTTAAATTATCCATTATTTTTTCCCTTCAATTTTCTTATTAAGATAAGCAAGCCCTGCAAGTGCTGCCTGTAAAGCCTTATCCGTGTCTACTTTTAAATACCCGGTGGTTTCGTCTTTTGAAACCATTTCTTTCCCGAGGTCAGATTTAGCAATATCTTGGGCCATTACCCCAGTTCGAGATTGCCCGCCTACACCTGGAACATCTTTCTTGTAGGAATAGTCATACTCATTTAAAGCGTTAACAAAAGCCCCGATTTTCTCTGAGCTTTGGACATTTTCTTTTGCACTCTCGTCAGAGAATATTGAGGCAGCGGCCGTCCCAATAGCTGATAGAGCGCTACCTACTGCTCCTGATTTGTTTTTAGCTAAGGCAATATGGTGTTCATCCTCAGCTTTTTTGTACTGGAAGTCTCTATCAGCAGCAGCCGAGGAAGCAGCTAACAATGCCTTTAAGGATTCCATTTCCAGTCCCATTTTCTTGGAGGCTGCATCAAGATTCATTCCTTGCGCTTGTAGGTCGGCTGCTTGATTAGCGATATCCGCTCTAAGTTTAGCGTCCGTAGCAAACCTAGCCATTTCATCTTTAGCTTTTGCGTTGAACTGATCAACATTAATTCTATTCAAGCTATCCTGAATTCTGGCTTGGAGGTTAGCTGATTGGTTGGCTTGTTTGGCTTTCATAAAAGTATCGGCTGTAAACTTATCCGCGTCCAATGCTAAAGCCGCTTGGGTTTTAGCTAAATCAGCATCAAGGTCAGCCTGTTTTATAAGTCCTCGGTTAACTTGTTCGGCTGCTGTCATCCCTTCAGTAGATGACAACTGGGCTTGGCTGGTAGCTAAACCAATATCCTGGCCACGGGCACCTTCCGTCACCTGGCCTAATAACTGTCGGGCTTGGAGCTGTTCCGCGAGTCTTAACTTCGCACTTTCTTGAGCATTCTGGGCTTGGATGTTACCGATATTCTGGGCAGCTGCTCTACTGGCAAGAGCTGGGTTGATACCTCGTTGGGAGGCTGCCTGAGCCATTTGGGAGGCCACAGCAGCTTCGTTTGCCTGTTGTAGCTGCGCTTGGGCTAGGGAGGGGCCTTGACCGGATGCCTGCATATTTAAGGCATTAACAAGAGCCATCTGCTGATTTCTAAAGGCGGCTTGCTGTGTGGGGTCAATAGTAGTCCCGGTGTAAGTTTGCATCGGTCCTAACTGGGTTCGAGCTATCTGTTGGGCCGTAACTCTTTCACCTGTGATAGGATCAACCATAATCTGGCCGGGCTGGGCTATTTGGGTAGCTGCTCCAGGGTCTTGAACCCCAACTTGTTGGGCGTTTACCGTAGGTAAAGATTTAGCTAAAGCTGCCGCGAACTGAGGAGCATAGACAGCTTGAGGGTTTCTGGCTAAATACTGGGCCTGAGCCTCCGCGGCTTGTCTGGCAGCTGCATCAGCCTCGGGGGCGCTGGTTATGGCTCCCGGTTTCTCTTGACCCCTGCTCTGTTGGGCTTCAGTCTGGGCATTCTTTTCGGCTGTGGTCATCCCAGGGTTAGGGTTGCCATAATCCTTAGCTTCCTGCACCTGTCGATCATTTTCCGCCGCAGCTGCTTGATTAGAAGCCTCATTTTCTTTTAGTTTATCTAAGGTTTGCCCCCCCAAAGATTTTTCATTTCCGTCACTATCCCCGTCACTGAACCAACCCGGCATCTTAACTCCCTCATGAACCGTGAACCGGCTCCATTAATTTGAATATTCTATCTAACTGTTCATCTTCATTCGTTAAAAGTTTGGATTTCTTTAATATCAAATCCGCTCTATGTCTAAAATACCCTCTATGGGACTGGGAAGCATGGATTACATCTTCAGGGGCATCGACATCATTGTCTATATACACAAGAAAAACCTCATGTTTTTTTACTAAAGCTTCCCACTCGTTGGGGAAGTTTACATCATCTGTCCATACAAAATCAAGTGTTTCACAGGTGTCTTCAAGTAATCTGATAAATCCCACAAACATTTTTGTATGTGCGAGTTCGTCATAATCCCGGATGACTTCCGTTCCTAAGAACTGCATAGCGTGTCTAATCGAATGGAGGTAAAGCCCTTCAACACGTTCCAATAAAAAGTCCATCGGTATACCAAACTTATAGTTTATGAGTTCACAGTCTTCTTTTGTAGCCACGATCCGGTAGTTTACCATGTCTTCTTTGATTTTGAGATTGTTTAAAAGGTTTAGAGATAGGTTAAATCCGTGGTTCGTATAAATATCACATACAAGCTCTTTCAAAGGAGCAGCCACAGACACTTTCATCCCAAAAAGATGATTGTATTTTTTCTCAAAACTATACCCTGTAGTTGTTTTACCCGCTCCGTGAGGGCCTGTGAATACTAAAACTTTCATTATCTACTCCGTTTTTGCTTTTGCCGCCCTCTTACTTTTCGGAGTTTTCTCCATTAACTTGATAGGTAGTGCCCACTTTGGAAAGGAGGATAGTTGGGGGAGGATTTCCATCATGCTTTGAGCGAAAGTTTCTACAAGAGTCTCCTCATCTAAATGGGGGACGGAGGCTGGGCTTAAGGTTTCTAGAATAGCGTGGCTAATTTCGTGCCATAATATCAAGGAGATATATTCGGGGGTGGAATCTTTGGTGTAAACTGTGATTTTTTGTTTACGGAAATCAGCTAAACCTACGAATTCAGTAGGTTCCTCGTGTTGGTTTGCTTCTACAGACCACTTTCGGCCTCTTAAAATAAAGTTAAAAGGCTCTAAACGCTTATTATCATTGGGTGACCGTTGTCTATTAGCATGCATTTGTTAGCTACCGCCTTCCTTAAGCCTTTGTGGTATGAAAAAGCTACTGAAGAGGTGTCAATCAAGCAACCTGCCTCAGCCCCAAACACACTATGACCTAAAGTTTCCACGAACTCAATATAGCATTGGTGAGTATGCCCTTGAACCACTGATTTCCCTAATAATTTTGCCTTATCTATAGCTTTCATGGGGGCAAAATCCCCGTGCATATAAATAACCTTATCGATTTCAAGAGGTTTATGGTGCCATGCCCATCCTTCAAAGTCAAACTCGTTCCATGGAGCTATCATATTCTGGTGTTTCGTGGGTAATCTGCCGATTTTAGCCGATTTAATCATCCGGTGGTCGTGATTCCCTACTAAAATATCCATTTCAGGGAATAATCTGTGCATTTTCTTCATGTTTTCGCACACTCGTTTATACTCGATGTCGGGAGCGTCATGGGATACTTCCTTTTCAAACCGTGACCAGGAATACCCATCGATGATGTCTCCAAGTTGAATTATCCTATCTACATTCAACCTTAAAGCCAGCTTAGCAACGGCTTGGAGCTTTACCCAGTTCGTAAAAGGAAGATGGATATCCGGTATAGCTAATACTTTCATTATTTTGCCTCATAAAAATTTTCACCTACCGAAAACCCCATGCCGATAGGAACAGACCAATTCAAGACTTGATTAAGTTTGGCCACGGCAGCTTCTTTGGCCTGTCGTAGCAAATCCACTTTATCACGTGGGCACTCTAACACAACTTCATCATGTATTACAGTGACAAAAATAAAAGGAACATTGAAAAGGGCGCACTGTTCTATTAAATAGCTGATAAACATATGTAAAAGACCTGAAACCGAACTTTGAATAAGGTAATTACAGGCTTTATGGGTGGAATCAAACTCGCTACTGGTGTCAAACACCAACCTATATCCGAACGCATTAGAAAACCAGCCTCTTTTACCTTTTGCTTGGAGCTTATCGGCTAATTTTTTCACACCACTAAAAGTGTGCCAATAAGCCCTATAAATCTCTTGAGCTCCCTGGAATGAGATTTCCCTGTTGAAAGCTTCGTAACTCTGTTTCTGGAGCTTTTTTGGGCCTAATCCATACAATAAAGCTAACGCCACCATTTTGTAGTATTGACGGTCACTGTCTATTGGTTTTTTAACTGCTTTCGAGTCTTTGAGCCATTGGGTAACAAAATCACCTTCAGGAAATGTTTTACCCCAGAGTTCTTTTAAAAGAATCTTCCCCTCTTTCGTGGCACTCATAAACATTAAATAAATATCATCAATCATCAAAATGTTGTCAGAATCCCAAAAAGGAGGTTTTCCTACTCCATCTAAAGTAGCATACCGATAACGGATATCTCCACTATAATGCGCTGTAACTGTAGGTTCCCCCGCACAGCAGTCTATTGATATAATTAGGTTTTTTTCATCTGGTAGGAGGTAGGAGCATTGCCCCCCTAAACCCTTTATCCCTTTATCCCTCCGAGCCAAACCTTGCACATTTAGTTTACTCATTGATTACCTCCCGCAAAACGTCCCGTGGAAGTCCCGGCAAGTTTTAGAGAAACATGCCAACGGCCGTCCTCTTCACTTAATTCCAATAGGTTTTCCAATTGGGCCATGACGATCTGTCTGTTCTTTCTTTTATCGAGTTTAGCTGCAGCCTCTCCAAACTGTTTTAAATGAGCTTTTTTCAAAGAAGGTTTCCCTTTAGGTGTGGTATATAGAGTAGGTAGCCCCATAACTTTGGTGAAAAGAATTTCTCGGTGAAGATTAGAATCAATGTTAAAAGGAACATGGGAAACTATTTTCTTTTTAAACCTAGCCTGCTCCTTTTCGGTGATAATTCTCTCCACTTCCCCAATTTCGGCCTGAAGAGTGGTCTTAAACTCTTCTTCATTCTCAGCTAGTTCTTCTTTAATAGCCTCCAGATACTTTTTAATCCCTTCCCTGTCCACACGTATCCCCCGTATTTGGGAGTCTACAACTTCTTTTGCGGTGGAGAGGTATTTAACATGATCAATACGAGGGTCAAACCCTATTCCGAAAAAGTAATCTAGAATTAAATGGGTCAGTTTCAACGTAGCTACTGCGTCCCCGATATTATACCGCCGAAGAATATCTGGAGGTAGGCGGGATAACTCTGATTTTTTCATTTTATTAGCCGCAAGATAAGAGTGTGCTTCGGCTTCCCATGAGAGATCTTCTTCAGAGAGAATTCTTTTTGCCGCGTCTTTAAGACCATAACTCATAATCTGGGGGCGGTTGTCATAATTTTGGACAAGTCTCATACAGTCCCAGACAATGTTTAAGGAATATTGCGGGAACTTACATTTAAGCACCATAAGCTCAAACCCTACATTATAGACCACGACGGGATGTTGTGTATCATGGAGGTGTTTGAGTATTAAATCAATATTTTCGGGGGTGTTTGCATATTCAGACTGGATGTATACATCCCCCCAAGCAATAGCAATAGATGTTACTGAATGCTTGGGTGACCACATCTCTAGCCCTGTTGTTTCAAAATCGAGAGCTACAAGCATACTTACTCCTTTGTTCTTTTAGCATCTAAATACGAGTCAAACCGCTCTTTTGTTACAATACCTTTACCAATACAAAAATCTTTCAGTTTTAGAAGAGTGATGTCGACTCTGCCGGTCACTAAATGATATTGAGCTAATAACTCATTACCCTGTACTTCCCAGTCAATAGAGTCCCCTACATCTTGCGGGAGAACATCCACCACTACTGCCGGGGCGGGAGCAGGTGTAACAGGGAGCGCAAGAGCTGGGGCGGGAGGCTCCTCCTTAGCTTTTTTGGGAGGAGGTGAATCATTTAAAGCCTTCCCGTCTTCAAGCTCTTCTACGGTATATAACCCCCCGACAATATCGGCAAACATGAATCGAATTGCCTGGGAAGTTGCTCGGGCAAAAAGCATTGCTTTAGGCATTTTCTGCCAATTGGACTTGCCTAAAAGCCCTTGTTTGATTGCATCTTCCACACTAAATCGCGATTTATGTTTTCTTTCCCCACGTGTGATTTCGAGCTCGCATACTTTATCCGTATGCTCCAAGACATCAATAGTCCCACCGTGTTTGAGGGCCAGGGCTTGAAGAGCTGCTGCGGATAGGCAAGGTTTCCCTTCAATCACATTAATTACCTGGAGTGATTGCATTGGACTAAACCCTAAATCTGCTCCATAGGTACAAGCTACCAAGACGGATTCGGGTTTATTGTAAGTCTTAGGGACTAGCCCAGACTTAATAAAAACCTCTGCTTTTGCTAACATAGATTCAAGGGACTGGTCAGAAAAAAGTGTCAAATTACTCATCGGAAGCTCCTTTTTTGTTTTCAGCTAAAGTGTCTAAGTATTTCCATTCAATAGTTCGCCAGTTAACCTGTTTTAACTCACAGATCCTCCTTAAAAGCTTTATGTCATGTTCAATTTCACCTAGAGGCTCACCGTATTGCATCCGCACATACTTTTGATGTGCTTCTATCTTTTCGTCATTTTTCTTCTCTTCCTTGAGATACCGTTGACGTTGGTAACAATCAAGAAGACGGTCTTTTAACTCATCCCCTGGAAGGGCAAGTAGCTGAGCTTCTTCAAATATCCGTTTTTTCATATGATGAAAGCCTCTTTAAAATAGGGTGGAATGTACTCTGTAGCGCGGGAACCTGCAAACCTCTTCACAGACTCTAAAACCCGGATGATCCCGGGGTCTAACAAATACGTTTTCGAATAATCGTCTGGCCCGCGTGTTGTTCTACCTGCTGCCTGTAATAGATGCAGCAAAGCGCATGACGCATACCAAAGGTTTCCATCAGGTTTACTCTTTCTTTTAACAACATACGGATCCCCAAGGTAAGGATAGTGTAACTTGCATATAATATTAATTTCCCCAACATCTCCATATAAATCAATCCCTTCGCTCATTCCAGAAGCTATCAGCCATTGGAACTCTTTATTTTTAAAATCATCTAAAGTAGCTTGTTTTGTCTCTTTCGTATTGAACCTAACATCGAGCTTATCGGACAATTCTTCGTATAGTTTAGCACCGAGGCTATAGGTTGTGTGGATTATCCCCTGTTTTCCTTTATTCTCCTTAGCTATCTCAATTATTTTTTTAGCAAAAACACTGGGGTCAGTGTCTTTATTAATCGTGTCCGCGGCCGGTTTTAGAATAACCAGTCTCCGCTCCTTTGGGATAATTGAGGGCAAGGATAAATAAGCATAGGGAATATCCCCCACAATCTCCTTAATCATGGTAGGGAATAACGTCCCGCTCATTAACACAATTTTAGAGGATTTAAGGAAGTATTCCATGATTGCAGGGGGAGGAACAATAGATTCAATATGGAGTTTTTTATGGCCTTTTGGGTCTTTCTCGATGTAAAAAAACCAATCACTTTTATCTCGTGAGCTTTCAATACCCCAACGGATTGTGTCCAAAGAAGTGATCAGACTGTCTTCTTTTTTCACGTTAGCTTTTGGGTTTTCCTTTAGTTTTGCACCTTTGAGGTCAGATATCAGCCTACCTTGGTATCTCAGCCAGGTGACCAGAGAGTCGAGGTCTTTCATATCCCCTGCTTTCCAGGAAGTGTCCGAAAAAGCAAACACCCCTGAGAAAATACTTCTAATAAAGCCACCGAGAGTGTGTGCCTCGTCCACCACCAGAACATCAGGATACTCTAAAATACCCCCTCTGATAGCCTGTATGAAGCTCATAGGATTAGCTGTAGTGGGGTCACCCATTTCAGCTCTATCACGTGCCTGGACATAGGGGCAGCCATTACAATATATCTTGAATTCGTTAAAACTATCTGCACAGTTTTCTCCAATTTTACAGCAGTAGCTGCCTCGTCCTTTTAACAAATTCATGTAGTTAAAGGAGTCCCCATACTGATTCACCAGTATGTTACTGGCTGTAATTATTAATGTTTTAGGGAAAACTTTTTGAATGGAGGCGGCTATATTAGATTTTCCGGTGGCAACCGGTGCATTAAGGCAAAAAACACGGTGACTATTCCAGTTATCGGCCAACCATCTCACTGCACTCACTTGAGGTGATCTTGGGGGCTTTATCGCCTTTAGTTCGTTTAGTAGGCTTTCGTACAGCTCTTCTCTCGTCATTTGTTTTCCTTTTATGGCAGTCTTTACAAAGGATCTGCAAATCAGAGGAATGCAGCCTTTCAATAAACATCGGCAAATCTTCAAGAGATCTTAAGGAGCCTGCCGGTGTCTTATGGTCAACCTGACGGTTTTTTGTGGTGATTTTAATTCCGCAGCTTTCACAGGCCTTTATTCTTTTAATAATTTCTTTCCGTGAGTCATCGTACCACATCCATATTTGGCGTAATTTGGAGCGTATTAGGCTGAAATGTTTACTTGATTTGAAGAATAATCCCTCTGATCTCGTCTTCAGTTTTTGTTTCATTGCCTTCTAGCCCCCACTGTGTATTTATGCAGCTTACTAAAGCAGTTATCACCTCAATCTTATCTTCGGTAATAGGGAGATTTTCATATAGCTGCTGTGCATAAGACCATAATTTAATATGCCTGTTACCCTTTCCAGGATAATCATGCATTAATGATACAGCTTTTTGTAAAAGTTGTAATGGGGTGCTCTCCCCTAAGAAGGAACCTCCCGTTAATCTGTCTTCAGGCATGTCTAAAAGGGGTATTTCGAGCCGCCTACCTTTTACCTTCTCTAAAATTTTCTTAACCCTGCCTGTTTTCTTATGTTTTGTCCCAAGTAGACGGTATTGCCCGTTGTAGTGGTAGAAACTAAGGTCGGCCCCTTCACCATATTTTTCAACAAAACGTTTTACGGAGTAGGGCACATTTTCACCGATAATGGGAAAAATGGGCACGTGGAAATGGATACTGCGATTCCCGGAATCACATTTAAAGTGGGCCACGTGCAGGGAGTTAAGGAAGCTTTGAAAGTTTTCTGCTTTTTCAGGTTCATTGTCGAAATCAACCAAAAGAGTATCACAGTAAACAGGGTAAACCCCACCTTCAACGGAACCCCTTCGTATGTTATTTAGAGCGGCTTGAGTAGGGATTCCAAAGACAGATTGAAACCCTGTTAGGCGGGTGAGTTCGAAAAAAGGCACATAGGTAGGTGGGCCCGCTCTTTTGACATCACTACGGTATTCCCAAAGGAAGTTAGAGCGGTTCATATATCCCCTATGTAACTAGAGCAGTTGAATAGACTATGTAGGTATCCGTGTACAGCTTCTCTTCTTCAAAAGAAGAAGGTATCATCGTGATTATATCATTATAGTCCCCACCCATTCTGTCACCCTGTGTAACCTCGAATCTGGCCCCACATTTTTCACTGGGGCACCTATACCTAAATGTCCAGCTAGGTGCTATAAGCCTTTCTAGAGGCTTTCCGCATTTATTACAAAAATCCATAAACACCTCTCAGTTATTTTAAAGGTCTATGTCATCTACCACTACCGAATGTGCATCTTTTTCACCGGAGGCTTTAATAAATACCACATAAGGCTTCTTTTCTAAGACTTTAGGGTAATCCACAACCTTGTTTAAATCCAGACTGTACCGGCTTAGAAGGGTTTTCAGGTGGTCTTTAGAGGCTGCTGATAGCACGATATTCTTTTCAAGAACCTCACCTGTTTCCGTCATTTTAGTGGCGCTAGGGATAACAACAGTTTCTCCTTTGCCATTAACCACCTTGGCTTCGAATTTATTGACATCAAGGGTAAAAGACCCTTCTTTAGGCCCATATGCTACCCAGCATTTTTTACCCACCAGTTTTTCGGGTTTAGCAAAAACCTCTTCTAAAGCTTTCTTAGATTTTTCCCAGTTAATAGCTTGACCTGAGATTTTAGGTAGTCCTAAGGCTACAAGCCAGCTTTGGACATTCAGGAAAGGCAGGTTATTAGGCTTTCCTCCTTCCTTTTTATAAAGAGGGCGAACAGTCGGAACTAACCACCATTCTTTAATGGAGGCGCCAGAAGGTGTTTTAAAAGACACCTTATAGTTTTTAAAAGTGGGATCACCAGGAGGAGTACTTTCCGCGATAGAGGTCAAGGTAACAACCCCTTTATATTCCTTCACATACTCTTCACGGACGCCACTTTCTTCCTCTTCGGAAAGAAAATCATCATCATTCAATAAATCAATATCACTCATAAAGTGCCTTTCTACATTGTTCGACGAAATCACCATTGATTTCGCCTCTATCAAGGGAATCACAAACTTTTTTAAACGGACAGAAAAAACACATCCCGCCTTGGCTACGAATTGGGTAAGGAGTTCCTGTTTTAAGGGAATTCGTTACCACTCCTTGATGCCTTTCAATCGCAGAGACAGGGCAATGAAACTGGCCGTCGATTAATATATCGTCATTTTCTATCGTAACCTTGAATTCGGTTATATCTGGTGCCAGTTTTTCACCTAACTTCGCACGTGTCCCGGCTGTCATGTATTCTTTACCTACATAAGAAAAGAATCCAAACACGAGAAAGCCCTGTTTAGCCCCTGTGGCCAGCATATATGCTGCGCACTGACTGATATAACTATCTGGAGGATTTTTATTAATAAAAACCTTTTCAAAGGATGAGACGGAGCTTACTGATTTAAGCTCAAAAACAGTAGGTTCACCATCCAGATTAGCAAAAATATCAATGCTACCTCTAAAACCATATTTGCCCTCGACTTTCTTATCTTTCTCAAGATTTGAGATTCTTGGAGAGGTTTTTATTTTCTCAAATAGATTTTCCCAGCCAAAACCAACTTCCCATGTCATAAAGGAAGTTAGACTAGGTTTTTTAGAGACTCCCTGATACCTCAACAGAGCTACCCGTGGACAGGATTGCTCAGAGGAGCCGATGGGGGTGTCATCTGGAAGCAGACGCCCCGACATACCCCCACGAATGTTGGGGGTTTCTTCTTCCAACATCCTTTTTTCCAGCCAATTACCTAAACACTCTTCATAAAGAATTTCTTTTAGCATACTGCCTCCAGTAGTCTTATCGGAATAAGTTTTAAAAACCTTTAATCTTCTATTTTAGAAAGGAACCTAGAGACAACAGAGGAGCGGTGGGATTCGGTGAGAGCCACATGGGCATACGCGGGATCATCTTTAAGGAGTTCCACGAGGTCTTGCAGCCCACCCCTAACCCCACTGGGAAGGTCGGACTGTTTGGTGTCTCCGATTAGGATAACTTTAGAATTTTCGCAGATACGGGTAATAATGGCTACTATCTCTTTAAAGGAGAGGTTTTGAGCCTCATCTACCACCAAAATAGTATGGTGGAGACTTCTCCCCCGGATAAAGGAGAGAGGTTGAATATCAATCTTATCGGATTCTATAAAGTTTTCGTATTCTGTGAGAGATTTCTGGCCTTTACCTTTCACTCTTTGATTAGTAAAAAGGAATTTTAAATTGTCATGGAAAGATTCCATCCAAGGGCCTAATTTTTCATTGATATTACCTGGAAGGTAACCTATATCCTTGCCTCCAAGGGCTTCTAGTGGCCTTGAAATAAGCAGTTTGCTATATGAGCCATCTTCAATCTGATCCATTACAGCAGCCAATGTGCAGAGTGTTTTACCTGACCCTGCAGGACCTGCCACCGTCATCACATTGATTGATGGGTCATTTAATAAATACATCAAAATGTTTTGTTCTGCGTTTTTAGGTTGCAGCCCAAAACAGGCATGCCCTTTAGTAAACTTTACATCTCGTTTAAAGAGAGTTCCCCAACCACCTTCAGTATCATCAAAGGAGTTATGATATTCCTCACCACGTCCTGAATAAGGTGGGTATTTTACAGCTAATTCTGAACTTAACCCGCATTTTCTGGCATAGGTATGGAACATTAAATCCGAGGTAAGCAGTGTTAGGTGGGGGTTTGCTCCAAGAGTTTCAAGAATACCTAAATCACCTGTATTTTCTGAGATATGGTCTAAAAGCTCTACTTTATCCGCCCATTCTTGGCAGAAAATACGGACAGCCCGTGATAACCCTTTAAGTTTTAGAGAGTCGAGCTCCCTAAAGACCTCGTGGCTTACAAAAAGCCCCCTATTTTCTGGTAAAAATAGATTAGGTAGGTCAATACAGGTGTTTGTATCAAGGAAGTATTGCGGTTTGGTGGGGGCTTTCTTAGCGGGTTTGTTCTTGTTCATTTTCGTCCTGGGCTAATTGCGCTTTTGGCGCAGGGTTTAAAGCTTGTTCGATTATAGAAACCAACTCATCATCAATCTGATTATCGGTTTTTTTAGCAACTTGCTTTAACGTTAGCAACAGAACCTTTTCTATAACAGAGGAGGTTAGCAACCTCAGGCCTAAATTAATCAATGTTGTTACAATAATACTCGGAACCATGAAACACCTCCTAGGGCAAATTACTCTCAAAATGACAAAATTCTTTAAAACTTTTCCACTTACCTGCCCACATTAAAGGCAGTTCCAAACCTTTTGCTAACTGTGCCAGCATTATAAACTTTCCAATACCCCAATCAGCTTTCTCATTTACCAAGAAAAACAGATCTACAGCTCTTCCGTGGTTATGGGCAGACCGTCCACCTTTAGCATTAGTTGCAATAGGCCCTGGTTTGCTCCGGCCTTGCTCAAATAAAGCGTTTTGTTCTTCAAATGAGCGGAATCCGGAAGCTACTTGCACATTTAAACCTTTTGCATGGGCCTCTTTTAGTAACTTTTCAATAGCTACTTTAAAGCTAGGTTCTAGTTTTTTCAGTTTTTCAACTGAATACGGTTTTAAATTCATTACTTACCTCTCACAGAGATTTTTTCAATTTTAACCTCAGCATCGGAAATCCGTTTATCATGTTCTGTTAGTTTATTAACCACTACACGTAGGTCATTTCTAACCCCCTCAATACCGTTTGAGATATTATCCATTTTTTCCACGAGCTTTGCGCCGTGGGTGGCGACAATCTTCCATACCCCAAATAAAACAATTAACAAAATCATAGAATTTGGGTCAAGTTTGTTAATAACGCTTAATGCTAGCTGTTCCATGACATCTCCTATGCTTTATATACCGGATTTTGTTTTTTATTTCGCACTTCTTTTTCACGACATTCCCGACATTCTTCTTCAGTTTTACAGTTAGCACATTTATCTATAGGGTCGTTGTCTACTTTTAGCTTTCTAGCAGGGAGTTCCATAGCGTTCCCCCCTCCAGAGGCAGTTGTTTTAAATCTTGAAAATGCTTCCTTTAATTCCACATCAGCCTCCGTCCAAAGTTACGTCAATTCTTTCACTATCTTGCATATCAGCCTCAACCCTGTTCTTGGTATCGGCCACATCTCTAAACGTCACTGTAGCACTTCCCCCGCCATTGTCCACAATATTTGTTTTTCCTGCTTGGACAGCCAGAATAATACGTAACACCTCTGCAGCTGTTAAACCGCTTTCTATCACCTCTAACCACGGGTTTGCCGCAGCTCCTGATGAATTTAAAAGTTCCCCCATAGTTCCGGGTTCATCGTTATCAATCGCTAAGGCCCCCCATACAGCAGCTGCTAGAGAGTTTGGGGAAAGAGGGGTATTTGAGTTAATGTCTGCAGAGATAGAGGCTGTAGCAAAGTTATTAGCAGATAATAAGCCTGTCCCGTTTAAGTTAGCTAGCATTCCTACTATCGCACCTAATTGAGCTGTAGTAATCGTTCCTGAAGCAGTTATAGCAGCCTCTAGGGCAGCTACTGCAGCTAAGGTAGCGGTTGTGGTGGTAATAGAAGCAGAGATATCTGCTAAAAGGTTAACTATTTGGTCTAAATCCGCATTGGTTAATGCTATCGCGGCGTCTAAGTTCGCCGTAAGATTTTTTCCTGCGGCTAGTTGTGCTGCTTGGGTTTCAATAGAACTGGAAAGGTCAGTATAGGAAGCTACTCCCCCGCCTGTTCTAGCGGGGTGCCATGCCGTAGGGTGGGTAGTCCCATTAGGAATAGAGGCATGGTCATTGAACGATGCATTCCGTACTGCAGGGTGTAGATTCCAACCACACTGGTCATTGAGCAGGTTACCGCCCATATACCTGCCCACCACTTTGAATCTTGAGTCATAATTACCTAATAAAGCCATACTTTTCAACCCCAGGCTGTGTCGAGATGCCCGAAAAAGGCTGAGTTAATGGGTGTGGCTGCTCCATGATATATTAACCAGTACAAGGCGGCTCCATCATAAATTCTAGGCATACTCGGTAGCTGATTAATTAAATCCCGTTCACATGCTACCCCGAGAGACACCAAAGGCAAAGTTAGTAGAGGTTTAACTAAACCTACACTGAATTCTCCAGATACATATGAAACAGATAATTGAATCTGCTCTATACTTCTGACTCCACCATCCCCTGCAGCCAAAGGAACGAAAGGGCCATACTTACCTGAGCCCGTCCCTGAGTAGAGGATTAGCCCGTTGGCCGCGGCCGTCTTCCCGATCGGGAGCGTGGCCGGTGTTGCTTTTCCAGCTGTTGCTACTGAGTTTGTGTATGAAGGCGTTGAGAGGGACGGTGTGGCAGCACCCATCGGAGTAGCGTTATTGGCCCACATTATTACTTGCAGCCCTGCTCCATCTGTGTAACGAGGGAGAAGTGTGTTTATGGTATGGGTCCCAGTCCCTGCATCAGTGATATTTATTGCCGTTCCTGCCACCGCATTTGCATAAGAGGTAGCCAGTTTACAGGTAGTATCCGTGACCTTAATCACAAAATAGTTCGTAGCTGCAGATAATCCGGCCGGGAGAGTGGTTGTGGTGGAGACTTGGACGGTTGTGTAAGGCATTAGATTAATGTTTGAGTGGGTCAGAATGTCTGTCCCTGCATCTGCCGTAAAAGTAGAGAAAGAAGATAAAGTGTTGGCGGTATTTTGAGCTGTGGTTGTTGTAACAGAGGTCACCCTATAAAAACCCACCAAGTCCACGAGCATTAGCACTGCAGGGGTAGCTGTAGCTGCCGCAGTAAAGGCTGAGGCGTTTGTCAAAACCTTATAGTCCGGGGATACGTTTCCGCCGTGTTGCATACAGTTAGCGTTGGTGGTTGTATCCGATACGGGTTGAAAGGTTAGGTTAGTTCCGGTATTAAATAAAGAATCCGCTCCAGGGTTACCTCCCCCACGTGCTAAAAAAGACCATTCCCCTGCCACCGCTGCAGTGGTAGGGAGCATATTTTTGTTCCAGTCGATTCTTTTAAATTTGCCATTTGCGCTCATCTCACTAATTAAATCGTCAAAACTTGAAAATCCTGCCATTTTAGCTCCTTATGCCCATGATGTTTCTATTAGGCCGTGTATTGGTACTGTCGCTAAAGTTCCGTTAGGACAGCATATAAAACTTAGAAAAGCGTCATCTTGGATGACAGGTGCTTGTATAAAATCTTTGAAGTAGTCTAACTCTACTGGGCCTGTTGCGCTTCTGATTTGTGATTGCGCTAAAGGTTTAACTAAAACAAAAGTTAGTAGACCTACGTCGGTTACTCCAGGGAAAGTGATGCTTTCTATGCTTCTAACCCCCGTGTCCCCTGATTGTAAAGGAATGAAAGGGCCCCCGTAGTTAGGAGTGGCCTTAGCTGATGATCCTAGAGTCCCTACCACCGTCTGTTCGATAGTCAAATCGACTAAAGGTGTTACCCTACCTGAAACACCGCTCTGATTGGTGTATGTGCAGGTAAACTGGACACCTGCGATAGCTGAGCCGGGCGCTACCACTACAGGCATAATCTTAACCCCTTCCCCATCTGTGTAACGGGGTAAAGTAATGGTGTTATCCATCACCTGTTCATCATTTGATGACTCGTCCACGAACGGGTAATAAAGTAGATAGTCACAAAGAATAATAGGCATTGGGGAGATAGTTGCGGTAGCGCATATTGTGGTGAATTTTCGTAACACTTTTTGTTTTGGTGAAACAGTTAAGCCGTGATTGATCCCACCATCGGTAGAGTATCTCAACTGTGTCGCCTTGAGCGGGGAAGCAGCGTAGTATATAGGGCTAGGATTCCCGGGTGAGAGAGAAATATCAAACCATACCCCTTGGACGGTGGTCTGTGAGGGTGTTTTTCTCCATGAGCTTATTTTTCTAAATTGCTCATCTGCTTCGACTATGTTTAGTACTTTTCTAAAAGGCATATTATACTATTCCATCAAGTTTATTGGTATATTCAATATAAGCATTAGATGCTTCTTCTGCAGTTTTAAAATAACCAAGATACTTTCTTTTAATTCCTCTACCAAAATTAACTACGGCATAGTATGGTTTTTTTGGACATCTTTTGTCAAAAAGAACTCCCCGATAACCACATCGTCCTTTAATATCTGTTCGAGCCTGAGCTTTTTTTGCCATTAACAATTTAGTGGTTTCTGAATGATTTTTGCCAAACATGGGTTGTTTTTCAGTCGACAGTCCTTTATTCCACGGCTCAAATTTCTCACTTTGTTTATTTTCAGGTCTATCTATTATTTTAGATCTAATACCTATCTCTATTTCAGAGATTTTTTTTAAAGTTCGTCGAATATAAATTTTGAGTGATAATTTTTTTCCATATCTGGGTTGTTGAGTTTTTGGTAATCCTTTATTCCAAGCTCGTAACCCCCTATTACCAATATGTCCGCCAAATTGTCGATTATATCCTTTTTTTGGATTAGCGGAATCAAATTCTTTTATTAATCTAGTTTCTTCTTGATCTAACGTTTTAATATCAGGACATTCTAAAATAACCTCAAATTCAAATGCCTCCTTTCCGTATTTATTATACGACGCTTGAAGGTGTTTATTTTGATGAGTATTGGTCCTCAATTTATCTTTATGCCCATTATCTATTCTCACTTTGATATTTAAAGTTTGACCGATATAAACCTTTTTGTTGACTAAATTTGTTATTTTATAAATAAACATAAACGCCCTCCAATATTGCTTATCGGTAATATCAAAATAAACCTTAGTCCAAAACGAAGACCAGGGCACCTGCAGCAAATTGCGGTTGAATACCGGTAGTTACACTAACTGAAGCTGTCAAAGCACCGGATACAATAATTGTTCCCGCACCTGAGGATGATGTAACGATACTTACGTGAGTACAAGTAGCTGAACCCGATGTGCAAACAGGAAACTGTTCGATATTTGCATTCTCAACAGTGGCCCCAGAGACTGTAAAATCGGATGCTCTGGTCATAGTTACCCTGGCATAACCGCCATAGGCAGCTTCGTTTGTAACTGCTGAGCCTGCCTCACCCGGATCAGACGTGTGAAGTGCAAGCCAAAGGTCGGTATTACCATCCCAGCTTACGTTTGTACCTTTAAAAATATAGTCGTTGATAGCGGTTTCCGCTGTATTACTGAAGCTCATAAAGTCAATCCTTTCATATAGTTACCACCCATTCGGAAAATACGAATTCCCCCCGCCTCCCCCACCTGCACTAGAAGCTAACCCCCAGGCAGAACCATCCCAATAATACAACTCCCCCGTTGATATTACAAGCCTTACATCACCTATTTCGTTATCTGTTGTAGGCAAGGAGACAACATTTGTAACCGGGGCTTTCCAATACTCTTCATCTGGAAGATTAAAATTAGCCATTTATCCTCCCTTTATATGGGCATAACAGTTCACGGAAGTAGCTCCTGATGTTCTGTTTAAAACAACTCGAAGATAAGGTGCGGGCTCGATTTCGGTGAAGGTGAAGCTAAGCGTCCCACTCGATCCACTGATTGTCCTATCAGCACCAATTGGGAAGGAGATTAGGGTTTCATTTAAATCTTCGTTCAAAACTCTTTCGACATTCAGTGTCCCTGTAATGGAAGATGCCCATTCCAGACAAACAATCCAGGAATAGCAAAATCTTACATCCAAGAGTTTAGAATAATTGTTTCCTGATGAAAGAATCTCATTTTCAAAAAGTTTTACGAGTTTTGATCTCATTTTTCACTCCAATAAAAAACCCCTAGGGCTCAAAGGCAACCTAGGGGAGGAAACACCTATTTTAAGTTAATTAAAAGGACAAAATTCCATTCCATCCCGGTGCGTTACACGCAAGGTTCCCATAGAAATACGCGTAGAAGTTAACTGCGTCGTTAGGGGCATCGCGCAAAATTACTTTTCCATCTTCATCGAAGAGGGATACAGGTTCGCCGATGGAGTGGAGAGCCCAGGTGTCTAGAGTCAACATCCAAGCATAGGCATTAGGGCAGTTTTGGTCAGGAAGAACTTTGATAGGGCCACGAGGGCCATTAACCACCAATCCTCGGAAACCGATACCTTCCATAGGCTCTACATCACAGTAAACTACTTTAGAAGAAAGGGATTTTTCCAGTTCAGCGTATTTCTTGAAGCTCAAGAAACAAGTGTCAGGTTTTCCACCTTCACGGGCAATTTTAGAGGCAAGGTCAATCAAAGCTTCTTCGATAGTTTGAGCGGATCCATCATGGCGTAGACCACCTAGACGAACAGAGTCGACACTTCGGTCAACACCGTAGAAAGCAGCTGCAGAGGGGGCGGATGGAGGGATCCAATCCAAAAGACCAGCCATTCTAACACCACGGTCACCAGCTAAGAAAATGTAGTCGTTAGCCGCGATAGTTCCGGAAGCGTTGTAGGTAGCTGCAACAGTAATAGTTCCAGCAGACCGGTCAACAGCTGAGATTAAAGCTCCAGTAACAGAACCATCAAAATTTCTTTGGGTTCCTGCTGAAACTGCAGACCAGATATTAACCTTTTGCCCAACTTCGAAGTTGACTACGTCTTCAGGTTCTTTCAAAGTGATTACAGTAGTAGCCGCTTCAGTAGGCTCGGCATTAACCTGTCCAATCCACCCCTCTCGGCTTCGAAAAAGAGATGTGGCAATAGACCTTTCCAATGCATGGATAATTCCATCGGTCTCAAGTTTAAGTGCTTCAACGTAAGCTGAGCTGTTTCCACGAGAAGCTTTTAAAGTCTCATGCTGAACTGCGCCGAAAGCGTAATCCGATACACGTGTTAGGTTGAAGTCTACCAGTTTAGAGCTGGCAGCAGCTACCTGGGCGGCAGCTTCGGATGAAGATGCAGAACGGCTTTGAGGATTACCGTATTTCAAAGGGATTACTTTGTATTTTCCACCAAAGTTTTTGTTTTTGCTAACCATGGCGAAAAAAGGGTTAGAGGGGTAGATCATACCTTGAATCAATTCAGGGGTATAAATCTCTTTTAGGATACTTTCTGCGTTCGTGTTATTTAAAGTCATTCTTTTTACCTTTTTAAATTATTTCCAGCCGGTCATGGCGGATAGTTTTTCAATAGCTCGATTCACACCTTCTTGTTCGTTCACACGTTTTACCAACATTTTAATAGGCTCAGCGGTTCCGACTAAGGTGGTTCTAAGAGTTTTTGCTTTCGCGGGAGGTGTTGTAACTTTTACCTCAGGCTGTTTGTTGACGTCAGCCTTTGAAGTCTGGGGAGGAGCCTCTTTTACTCCTGTTCCTAGCTTCTGCTTTAACTTTTCTGTCTTCAAAAAAGCCATAGCCTGTGATTCGAGGTAACTTTCTACTTTTTCTAAAGCCTTGTCAAGAGGAATTATACTTCCTGTTTCAGAAAAATAGTCAGAAACCACATCAAAAACCATATCATAGGATTCAAGAGAGGAAATAAACTCATATTTTCCGTTACTTGAGTCTACTGCTGATTTAATTGAAGATTTAAAGGTATCAATTGTTTTTTGTGCTTCAGATTGTAGTTTAGACTCTTGCTCAGCCTTCAACTTCTCCTGGAGCTCCTGTTCGGCCTTATCTTTAGCTGATAACTTCTCCTCGAGCTCTTTTAGCCGGAGCTCAATAGGGGATAGCTCAGGTTCCGGTTCGGCCACGTCTTCCCCAAGAATAGACTCCAAAATATCGGAAGCATCCGCACCAAAATGTTTTAGGATCTTTAATGCGTTTGCCTTCGGGTCTTTTTTATATTCATTAATGGCATCCAGTTCCGATTTAGCTGGGTCAATCTCCTGTTTAAGAGCCCGGAGCTCCTTTTCTTTCTGCATAAGCTGCTGTAGAGATTTATGAACCTTCCTTTCATAGGGGGCAGGCTCTTCTACAGGAGATGGTGGAGCCTCTTCCTTTATCGCAACTACCGAGGATTCCTCGGCAACTGGGGCAGCTACTTCAGGCACAGAAACTTCACTAACTTCAGCAACTTGACTCTCTACAGTCATACATACTCCTAAACTTTTTCCCACCATTGGGAATCGTCTGTTTTGTTGTTTATACCTTTATCCAATCTATTGAAGAACCTCTTAACAGGGTCAAGTTCTTCCTCTTCTTCCTCTTCATACAGGAAGTTATAGCAAAACCTCCAAGCATACAAGAAACTATCTGTGCAATGGTTTGCACATCCTGGGTGTTCCTTTCGTTTCTCGGCCCTCTCATCGTAGATCAGACTTCTCATTTCTTCAAGCAGAGGTTCCGTCTGCTGTGCCCAGATTTTTACCCGGCCTAAAACAAGCTCCGTATTTAACACATCGATAAACTTAAATTTATCAGTCTTTTCAGCAGAACGAAGGGGGATTCCATAACGCTGTTTGAGATCTTCCACCACCTGTTTTGATGCAGGGTCAGTGATGATAGCAAAGGGATTGTAGATTTTCTGGTAGTACTTAATACGGTTTGCCACGTCCTCCACGTTCATTTTAGGCTTTTTGTATGCCTCCACTACGTGTAAAAGCTTGTCTGTATACCCCAATACCACAAAAGCGGAATCATCATTGTATCCTAAGTCCACCCCTAGAACATAGTTCTCGAACTCAGGGGGTTCTTTAGGCTCCAGGTTTTTATCCGACATGTGATAAATCAATAACTCATCATTTATAACCCATTCAGCCAGATACATACGCCGAAAGGCTGGTGTTTCCACGATTCTGGGATTGGCTGCTATCATAGACTCCATGTCTTCTTTCCAGTTTGCGGCCATGTAGGGGTTGTCTGTAGTATTCCATTTATGTAGTGACCACACACGCTCCTTTTCCAACCCTAGGGTGATATCGTAGAATAGGCCTTTAGCGACATCTCCAGGAGTCCCTGTGAGACAGATTGTTCCTTTCTCATCCGTGGTGGCTGGGAATAAAATCTGGTAGACAATCCGCCTTAAATCCTGCCTAAAAGAGGCAGCCTCATCGATTGCCACGAGTTTATACTTAGCCCCCAGATATTTTTCAGTCTCCTCCTCGGAGTCATCAGCCCCTGCAAGTCGGATCACCGACCCATTAGGGAGGGTAGCTGTCAGTTCCGTCCCATTAAACTCACATCGAAGATTAAACTTTTTGTTGAGGTCTTTTAAAATATCTTTCCAAAAGATGTTTTTTACTGACCTTCTAGTCAAAGCCAGAATCAGAATATTGCATCCAGGAAAGTCTAAAGCCGTCTGATAGGCTAACCTACCGACACTACTCGATTTTCCAGCTCTGCGACTGCAGAATGCTGCTTTTAATCGGGAAGGGTCTTTAATGAAGTTAGCTTGGGCTGGAAACTTTTCGTCTACCAGGCTTTTGGTCTGGGGGGACTGAATTACTATCCTGTTTTTCTTCTCGGTCTGGATTAGCTGCTTTACATATACATTCATTATTAAAATCCTCTAAAGAAAGAGGGGAAGCAAACACAATATTATTGTCAGGAACCCAGGTTTCGTTATCAAGGAGAAATCCTCCTTTAACTCTTTCAATCCTAATTGGATGTTTTGAAGAGTTAAGTTCAGTATATGTACCTTTTCGGTGAAATATCCCAGCATGAAACTTAATATGCATGTCAATCCTCTCATTAAATACCTGATAAAAATGGATTAAATCTAAAAAAGTGAGGATGATCCTCGGGGCCACATTGTCTTTGAGGTTTGTTCTTTTCCATATAAGACTTCACCGCAGGAGACATGTGGGTAATCTGCAAACCATCTTTTTTAAGGCCTGTAGCATTCACCAACAAGTTGGCTATCCCGTATCCCCTAAACACGTCTTTAACATAGAGGTAATCCACAAACCCCCCTAATTCTTGGGAGTAGATGATGTAGCCTAGAATGTGGTCGTGGTCTTCTTTGTCCACAGCCAATAGAACTTTCCTCAGAGGGTTTGATAACCACTTCCTGATTTGAAGCTCTTTACAACGGAAGTAGGTTTGGTGGGGGATTGCCCAATTGCCTTCACAGTTCCGGTGAGATCTCATCCAGGAATTCAGGATGAAGTTGGTATCACTTGCAATTAATGGTCTGGTCATTAGGACAGTTGTAGGGAGGGGGGTAGCCTCTGCCTTCACATACGGTTCATATTTTGTCTGTCCGCGATCTTTCATGAAATTTTTACTCATTGTCGTTCTCCATTTTGGAAAGGTCACTGTCACTAAGGTCTTTGAGGTCTTTGGTGAAGAGCTTTGCAACATCTAAATCATGTTTTTTTAGTTGGATTAGGGAGGCTATTATCTGTGCTGCAATTTTGGTGTGATTGGCATCTAGTTCATCTGATGAGGCAATAGCTGCCTTGAGGGAGGTGGTCTGGTCTTCTAAGACCTCAATCAGGTCCTCGAGGATTTGATCCTTTTTGTCCATTGTATAACTCCTAGTGGGAATAACTGTTTCCCTACTCTGAGTATAGATCACGGGGTGTATGTGTCAACTTTTTTACTGTTTCCTGCTCTCGGACCGACGTCCGGCTACCTCAAAGCAAAGCTCCCCCTACCCCAGGCCTACTCTTACGAGCAGATCTAGATAAATAGTCCACCATGGGGCGGAAGGACTATTTACCTAGACGCCGCAGCTCAGAGTAAGCCCTATTCCCTAACATTACCCACAAGCCGCTCTCGGAACTATGTATTTGAGAGTTTGTTTGGGCAAGCCGCCAGTTTTTATTCCAGTTTGGAGTAGCTTTGCTGTACGGTCTTACGTACGTAGCACTGTCGTCACGACATGACACTTCAGAATAAAAAAGGTGTGATCTCAGGTTTTTCCGGGTTATTAGACACGGCTGATCCACTGTGCGGAGGGAACGCAAAGAAACAGAAAAAGATGGTTTATTTAGTAATATGCTAATTTTTTTCATCTTTCCTCCTTTCTTCGCGCGCAAGGGTACGGTTTGCACGTTCTTGCTTGCTTCAGCCCACTAGGGGCCTACACTACCTCTATCCTTTCGATAGGGGCATTAAACAGCATAACGGATTTTTTTAACATTTCAATAAGGGTTGTGGTAGTATGTTTAAAGTAGATATCCACTAAAAGGTTAACATCATGAAAAATAAAGGGCTAGCTTCGAGAGAAAGACAGGAACGGTTCAATACGGTAGAAGCCGGGTGGTCAACTATACCCACCTTTCTAAGATCCCAAGGGATCACGGGATCAATAGATTCTAGAGAGACTTATTTGAGATTGTATGCCGTTTTGTACAAATTAGGTAGTGATATGAATCGAAAAGCATACACATACGAAGGAAGAAATGTTTTTTCTACTGTTTTCCGGACAGACTTTCTTTTAAAACATAAAAAAGAAATCTTTGACTTTTTAAGGGGAAAAGTAAAATTCTCTTAAACAAGAGGCCTAAAGTTCCTATAAAAACTTCCGATAAGGAAAATGAGGGGTGAAAGCCTCTCATGACTTCTCCTTAGACTTTACCCCGGGTAATCTGCCTGGGGTTTTTCTTTTCAAAATACCTCTAAAGTTTGCCCGTAGAGTTCCGATGAGACTAGAGAGGAATGATCCTCATAGTCTTAAAGAGGCACCAATGACTGATTTAGTACCGTCCCAATTCGTTTCCCCCTCCCCACGTCCTGAGCTCAATGGTGAGTTAGGCTTGGATTTGCACGAGATTGCAAAGAGTCTGGGTGTAGATTTTAAACACGTGAAAGAGAAATACCTTCGTATGGAAAAAGCCAATAGAATCAAAGGAGCCGTATATACGGCTACAATAGATTCAGGGACTTACACAGAGCGCACAATTGAGTCCTATGTCCTGGATTTAGACTCTGCCAAGTTCTTCGTTGCTAAATGGGACTCTGAAGTTGGGGACGCTTACACCCGATTCCTCATCCAATGTGAAAAGAAACTTGAGAGAACCCAATCCCAACTCGAAACCCTTTTCACCGACCCGAGGAAAGGAGCCGAGTTTCTGACCAAGGTGGCCGAGCTTAAGGAAGAGAAGGACGCACTAGCTGCCCGAATCCCTCAATTGGAGTCGGAGAGAGACCATGCTATTAAAACAAAAGGCCAGATTTCCAGCAATAAAGCGGCAACTTCTATGGTTAGGTTAAGTAATCTGGTTCAGTATATGAGGAAAAGAGGTATCCCCATCCCTGCCTATGCGGAAATAGATAGTGAGGAGGGGGCTCTAGAGAGAGTTCGGGAACTTGAAGAACTGCTTAAAAAGCATGATGCCGCTTTAGAGGCGTACCGGAGAAAAGAAGACCTCCAAGATGAAAAAAATCTAACCTACATCCCTACATCTAAGAACGGAACAGGGTTTAATGAGGTATTGAAAAGATGGGGGTATATCCTCACAGTGGGGAATAACAGAGACATCAATAAAGTCATTAGGTGCTACCTGTCAAATATCGGAGGGGAAATTTTATGGGCAGATTCTACTTTCAAAGGTGCCCCCTCAAAACGGTGTCTTTGGCACCCACAGTTTTTAGATGAAAACAAAGGTCGTATTTTAAATTTTCTGACAAATGAGGGGTGGTTAAAGAAAGCCTAAAGTTCTTCCCAAAAGTTCCGATAGGTTTTATAGAACGAGAGGAGAATGAAAATGACTATATACACACACGAAAACTTTGCGACAGGCACCCGAGCAATTAGACTCGGGACACAAAAAGATGGCATTTTTATTGATTTTTATTCCGATGGAACCTGGGGCTATACTGTAATTAAAGACGGGAAGATAGTAATATCCCAAGATTTTGAGGATAGTGTGTCTTTTGAGGAAGTTAAAGCCGTGTTTATAGGTGAAAGGGGGAGTTTAAAATGATGACTTATCTGGAAATAGCTGAAATAACAGGTGTTAGCTCTAACTACCTACATCTATACTTGATTTTGAACGAACGAGAATGGTTGTTTAAAAGGGAGGGGACAGTTTTGGTTTTTGAAGATTTAGAGGCTCAAAGATTAATTCGAAGAGTGGATGAAATAAAGTCAAGGTTTGATTCAGGTCATCCGATAAGTATTATGGAATTCTAAAACGAAAGGAAAATAGAGTATGGGGCAGGTAAGATTTGAGTTTTCTGAACTAAGTGTTTACGAGATGATTGCTAGTTTAAATCGAGGAAGTATACAAATACCTTTTTATCAGCGTAAATATTCATGGGTAAAGACACGCGCGGGGAAAGAGGTAGAGTTTATCAAGTTTCTCCATAGAAACCGATGTCTAACTTCTATGATTATTTTAGACAGACAAGCAGATAATAAGGACACACGTTTCATCCTAGATGGAATGCACCGGCTAAAGTGCCTCCAGCGGTTTTTTAATTTAGAATTTGAAGTAGAGGGGGTAGTTCCAAGAGATATTGAGGGTATTTATATTAAGATAGTTACAGGGGTTTTTGAGAGCGACAGTGACAGACTAGAGATTTTTAATAGTCTAAACACAACCTCTACAAAAATGGAGACCTCTTTTGTCCAGTATGTAACTAATAATTTAACAGACACACACCCTACCCAGCCGGTATTTAAAGCTATACGTGAAACAGAGAATACCCATACCCTTAACGCAGAGGAGAGGCATACACAGAGGCATGTTTTATACCAAAATCTGTGTCAGTTTTTATTATCCTATTCTGAAGGGGTGGTTAAGGAGAACCCTGAAATGTATTTTCCATATACCCCTAAAAAGAAAAATGATATGGAAAATATTGTTTATGACCTACCTGAATGGGTTTATAAAGCTGTAGAGCCTGACATTTTATCTACTGTGCTAAAGTATTTAATACTTTTCCAGTCACCCTCTTATAAAAAATATATAAAAAACGCTGCAAAAGATAGTAAATCCCCGATAGGAAAGTATTTAGCTCTTCTACTCGGGAAAATTTTTTACGAAGGCCTCTATCAAAAAGATAGTTTGTCGCTTTCTGATGAGGCCGCTGTATTAAAAAGGTTGATAGAAAAAGCTTCTGCGAAAAAATATTATAAGGTTAAAGGGGCAAACCAACTACCTATGCTATTAAAAATGGTGTGGGAATAAAAAGCTGCGGCAGCTTTAAAGTTTTCCTATATTCCTCCGATATGTATTGTAGGAGGCTTTATGAAAACACTTCTTTTACTTTTATGTATCTCTTGTGGAACTATAAAACAAACAGCCGAAATACCGGCTGAATTACTAGTTTCGGCCTCCGAATCCGTGGAACAAGGTAAACAAGAGTCTTTTAAGGTAGTTGAAGGTTTGGTCGAGCCTTTAGAAAATTTCAGTGAAGATGCTGAGTTGCTGTTAACATATATTGAAACGGTAGAAGATATGAATAATGTTGAAAGAAATGAAGAATTCACCCGCCTATTGACACACTTTAAAAATAAATAGTAAACTCAAAATTCACCTTTTTTACGGAGAGAATATGGATAAAGGTTTGAAATTCTTGTCTGATTTAGTTTTTGCTCGAACTTATGCTGCCAAAAAACCCAATGGATACAAAGAAACGTGGGAAGAGGCCGTCCAACGTGTTATCGGTATGCATTGTGCTAAATTCCCCCACCTTGAGGCCGAAATCAGGGCCACAGTAGAAAAGCCGATGCTTGAAAAATGGGTTGTTCCTTCGATGCGTACTCTGCAGTTTGCTGGTGGTGGAGTGGAGAGAGAGAGCTTCCGCGCATTTAATTGCTCCTATTTGTCAATAAAATCATTTAGTTCCTTCGCAGAACTGTTCTATATTCTCATGAACGGAACTGGTGTGGGTTACTCGGTTAAAGCACACCATGTTGCACAATTACCAAAAATTCCAGACAAAGGTAAATTTAAGGTATTTCGAATTCCGGATTCCAAGGAAGGTTGGGCAGATAGTGTTTTAAAACTGTTTAAAAACCCTTGGCAGGTATTTGATTATTCCGCTATTAGACCTGCAGGAAGCCCTTTATCAACAGGTGGAACGGCAAGTGGGCCTGAAGCTTTGATGAAACTTCATGAGAAAGTGGGACGGATTCTCTTGGGTGCTCTCGGTCGTCAGTTAACCCCAATGGAGGCATCAGATATCGTGTGCCACATAGCTGATGGTGTTGTGGTCGGAGGGGTTCGAAGGGCTGCATTAATCTGTCTTTTTGATACAGTTGAGATGCTCACCTATAAAAGCGGTGCTTGGTGGGAAGAGAATCCTCAACGGGCACGAGCTAACATAAGTTTTGTTTTATTACGGGATGACCCTTGGGCTAAAGAAAAGTTTAGCAGCATTATGGATGCCTGTTTTGCGTCAGGTAGTGGTGAACCCGGGCTGATATTTGCAAATGATATCGAGACGGGATGGAACCCGTGTGCGGAAATAACCCTACGGGATAACGGGGTTTGTAATCTTACGGAGGTAGTTTGGCCAGCTGTTCGATACAACCATCAATTTTACACGGCTCTCCACGCGGCAATTGCTCTCGGTTGTTTACAAGCCTCCTACACCGATTTCGGGTATGTGAATCCTGAATGGAAAAGGAATGCTGACGATGAAGCATTACTCGGCGTGTCAATTACAGGTCAGGCTGAAGGGTGGGATGAACTCATTGCCACCATCGACGTCCCCAATTTTAAAGAAACTGTTGACTATTTAACTGATAAATGGGCCAAACTTGTAGGAATTAACCCGCCAAAACGGACACTTACGACGAAACCCTCCGGAACAACGAGTGCTTTACTTGGGGTTACAAGTGGAATTCATGCGGCTCATTCCGAATTTCACATTAGGCGTGTTCGTATCGACGTTTCCCACCCACTTGCTATACACCTCGCGGGATTGCCCGAATTTAAGCCCTTCATAGAGCTTGATAAGTTCAATCCGAGTAATTATGTAATCAGTATTCCTGTTCAAAAGGTTGGCGCCGTAACAAGATCACAGGAATCAGCCATTGATTTATTAAACCGGATGAAAAAGATTAATGAAGTTTGGGTTTCAAAAGGTCATTATGAAGGAAAAGATACACACAACGTCAGCCTCACCGTGTCATACAAACCCGAGGAAGAGGCGGGAATTAAAGAATGGATGTGGAACAACCGAAACGTATATTGTGGGATAAGCCTACTACCTTATGACGGAGGAACGTATGTCCAGGCACCTTTTCAAGAGATTGATAAAGAGACTTATGAGAGACTTTCTGCCGAGTTCCCACAAATTGATCTGTCTGGCGTGAATTTTGGCGCTACGGCTGATGAACGGATAGGTGAAGTTGCATGCGGGGCAAACGGCTGTGAGCTGGTCTAAGGATTAAAGTTCTTCTCAAAAGTTCCGATATGTAAAACAGAGGCAATTTAGCCTCTTTTATTTTAGGAGTAATTATGGATATTTTTCATGTTGGTAAATTTTTCTGGCTTAAAGACGATCACTACGGAATCGTTAAGCAAGTGGGGCCTGTCCATTTTCAAATGGAAAATCTAGACAAACACTCCTATTTTAATACCCCGTATTGGTTGTTAGCCCCCGAAGAAACGGAGGAGGCTTTTGGGGTGAGGGTTTTAAACCCTACCTTAAAGCCAAAGCCGAAAAGAGCGGATGATAGGGAAAAATATATTCGAGAAGATAATGAGACTGTGTTTAGAACATGGGGAATAAAAAGGGATAAAAAATGATGTATTTAAGAACTGCGAACTTAGAACCTGTTAAATATGCTACGGTAAAATCAGCAGGATTTGATTTTACCTCCTCAATCGAGGTGAACCTCATCCACGGGACTACCGTGTTAATCCCTACTGGGGTTTTCATCGAAAGTGCTGCTTTCGATGATTTCATTATGGTTACAAGTAGGAGTGGGTTAGCCCTCCAAGGCATAATCGTTAAAAATGCCCCTGGGGTTATTGATGCAGATTACAAACAAGAGATTAAAATTATGCTTTGGAATACCTCCGAAAAATCCTTCAAGATTAATGTAGGAGATAGGATAGCCCAAGGTGTTGTAATGAAATTTAAACAAGCTACGGGCGACGTTGAGGTAAAAACTGCAGATAGAACAGGTGGTTTTGGTTCTACGGGGGTAAAATGAAAAAAGAAAATACCAAAAAGAAGAAAGTAGTTACTACTAAAAAAGCCTGCTTGAAATGTGATAAATCCTTCAATTCTGAAGGAAATTTTAATAGAATCTGCCCTGTATGCCGAGCTGAAATTAGACGCCATTCCTCGTGGACGGTGGAGCACCGTATTCTGTTAGGGGGGGAGTCGTTTTGAAGAAATTCTACCACGAGATAAAACTCGACTCGGATTTAGTAGTGGTTTGTACCACACCTAAAATAAAACAGACTTTACTCTCAATTTCAAAAGACATTCGTATCTGGGATATAATTGAAGAGCTTAAGGAAGAATATCCTGAGCTCCAAAAAGAAGACGAGGACTGGGTAATGCCTGCAAGGCTTATCACTTCAAAGTTTAAATATTTTATAGGCTCAGTGCCTTAAGGAGTTCGAGATGAAAGACAACGATGAAGAGTGGTTTGGTGTAGCCTACGCGTTCTCTCGGTTTAGCCTCGACCCGCACAGGAAGGTCGGTGCAGTGCTTGTCCGGGATGGGAAGTTACTTAGCTATGATTGGAATCGGGAACTTGCTGCATGGCCTATTCGAGACTGGGGTGATAGGGCGCATGTCAACGAGCGGATCCAGCATGCAGAAATTGGTGCGTTACAGGCTGATTCCCGTGGGTGCGCGCTCTACGTGACTAAGCAGCCTTGTGAAAACTGTGAAAAGGTGATTAAAAATCGTGGGGTTGTGGTTAAATGGAGAGAGATGCGATGAACGATGTTAAAGTTTTCCTGTGAATCACCGATATGTAGTATAAAGGCAGAATAAAGGAGAATCCTGTGTATTTAGCAAAGAAATGTAAAGAAGATGCTACCGAGTTTCATTGTTCAGAAAGAGCTTTGTTTAAGCCTAAAGGACACCTAAATTTATATAGGGAGTTGTGTAAAACGGCAGCGGAGCACGGATATATGTCTTTGACGTTACCTGATACCTTAACCCGTGAAGAAGAATCACGGTTAATAAATGACGGGTTTCTTATTACCAAGACAAACGGAATCATCCTTATCAACTGGGAAGGTGCCAAATGAAAGACACCTACAAAGTGCTTGCGTATGAAGAGCTTATTGACAACGTAGGTGAGAGGATCGAGTTAATTAAAGTGTTTATGTATCAGAGTTTCGACACGGATACAGGAACTCCAGCGGACGCGGTGTTGTATGCCCTGGACAAGATTTCGAAATTGTGCGAGAGGAGGGGTTAATGAGCGAGTATATGACGATATGTGAGGAATCTCCCTTAGCATTTGACTCAGTAATAAATAATTTGCTACGACAGGGGTGGGAATTGTATGGTTACCCTTACACAGCAGTTGATGTAGGGAAGCACTTTTTTTGTCAAGCAATGGTTCGATACAAAAAGGAGGAGATTAAGTGAACGACACCCGAACAACCGCTACAATTTTAGTAATTATTCGGGTGGTTTTAGTTTTATGGTTACCAAATAAATAGCAATTTTAGGCAATTCCGCCTAATTATGATGGAGATGATTATGAAATCATTAGTTTTATTAAGTTCCCTGGTTCTCGGTGCATGTGCTTCAACAAGTGGTGCACCCTTGCAAAACTGTGATGCGTTACTACAAAGCTTTATTCCTGTCCAGTGTCAAGAAGTTACGGGAGGGCTACTGTGTGTTAACGAGAATCAAAAATATTTATCGGTGCTTAGTGGTGAAAAAAATATCAAATTCCACCACACAAAAGCAAAGGAAGCCGGATACGTAAAAAAACCCGTATCTACCCAATGTTCCGTGCCAGGCGTAGGTGAATTTGAGGCATCTTATTGGGAAAGAGATAAGATGGCGTCAGCTCCTCGGTTGAATTATAAAACACTTTAATTAACGTTTTAGGAGGTTCTTATGAAATTCTTACTACTTCTCCCTTTTCTAACTTTCTGTGGTAAAGAAGTTAAAAACGAAATGAAAACTCAACCTGCACCTGCTAGAACGGAGGCTCCTACAAAAGTTATCGAAGTGACTATTTTTGTCCCATCACCCAATGAAACAAATACTGTACCTCATTCTTGCCATACCCCTACCCCTACCCCTACCTCAATTCCAACTTATATTCCAACTCCGGTTAATACACCGAAACCTCAGCCTACTGCTACCCCCACCAACACACCAAAGCCCCAACCTACATACAGACCTACACCAAAACCAACCCCACCCCCAGTGCCTACCTATAAGCCTACCCCAACAAGCTGTTCTGCCGGATGCCATGAGCCGAGAACTAAAAAATGATAATGGAATACATAACTTTAGCTTCACTTTACGTCTCGACTACTTACGGATATGGTGAGATGTATTGTGGGGATGAGAGCAACCCTGCCACATGTGATTCCGGGGCCACCACGGCTTCAGGATTACCTTTTAATCCTGATATGCCTTACGTTGCTGTCCCGGCTCCTGTAGGGCTTAGAATCGTCCCACAGACTATATTCTTTTGGTCAGATAAATACCAAAGTTGTATTCCTCTCCAAGTGGTGGATAAGAAGAACCAAAGATTTGTTGGTGAAGGTGGATTTGACTTTACTCCGGGCGCGCTAAAGAAATTAGGAATTGTTCCGAAAAGATATTGGAGCGGACGAGTGAACGTTTGCTGAGGAGGTTTTAAATGAAACTAAATAGGCTAAAGAAACAATACGTAACGCTGAATGGGTGTAAGTGTGAAGGCACAAAAGAGCAGGTTTTGGCCTTGAAAGCCAAAATCAGCGAGTTTGTTCGACTCTACTGTGTTGGACTCTACTGGGGTAAAAACAATCAACTCTATTGGGATAAAAACAAGCGTGTAAAACCAGCCATTATCAAAGCTATTGTATATGAGCTGTTTGACTTTCACCAAGACGAACCCAAGCGCATCATCGAGGAATTAACAAAAACAATGGTAAAAAAGATAGAAGAGTTCAAAACTTCTTCCCCTTCTAAGGAAGAACTAGACCTCTATCCAACTCTATTCTGGGATGGGGATGGTTGGTGAGAAGAATTAAAATCGACGAATGTCAACGATAGGAGGTTTTAAATGAACGAGGAATGGTTTTATTGCCCTAAAAAACAACGAGATAACCAATTAATTCGAAAAACAATCCGCACCTTGAAATTAGACCTTAGTAGGGGGGTGTCTAACGATGATAATTTTTACGAAGATGGGTTAGAGATAGGGCCAGAAGACAAGGTTCACATTTCCAAGAACGAAAAAGGCCAATACAAGGTTTTTATATGGAAGGTCTCTAAATGACTTTTAAGGCAGGCGATAAAGTTTACTTTTATAGCTACGGGGTTGCCGAACTGAGAACGAATGACGACCCAGAGTACCCTCTAAAGGTAAGGGCAAACGGTACGACCACCCTTACACAATGCGGTAGAAGATACTCCGATGATAAATACCCTTCCATCATTACCCTAGAAAAAGCGGAGAAAATGGGGTTAGTGAGGAAAAAGGGGGAACACTATAAAGGGTTGCGGGTTAAGTATTATGACAAAGCCACCGAGTCATATTTTATAGCACACGACCTCTACTACAGAAGTGAAGAGGAATTTGAGTTCGAACACCCTGAATTCCTACTCATCTCGTTCGTAGACGAGAAACTAAACGAGTGTCCACCGCCCCAAGAAAACATAGAATGGGAGGAGAATGTATGATTTTCAAACCGGGTGATAAAGTTTACAGCTATAGGCATGGCATTGTAACTCTTGTAGAAGTAGAGGATGCACTTACGTCTGAATTCTCTATAGGGATACAGACCGAGATAGGAATTGAAGGACATACGGCCGAGGGAAGATGTCTAACAATAGACAAATTTCCATCCATCATTACCCTTGAATTTGCTGAAAAAAGGGGTTTAGTACAAAAAAGAAATGTGAGACATACGCGACGGCATGCGTACATAGACAAAAGAGATGACTCATTTCACATTACCACCAATTCGTATGGTAGATGGGCGGATAAATGGGATGATTATGACTATCCAGAGCCGGATTATTTAGAGTTTATGTATTACGTGGACGGCCAAGGTAATAGATGTAAGTGGCCAGAAGATACCTTTGAATGGGAGGAGACTTTAAGGGTGCAAAGGTGAAACCGATTTAGAGTATAAAAACATCCGCGTTGTTATGGGGTTTGACTCATGAATGAAGAATTAAAAAGGCAAATTGAGATACTACAACGGCAGGTCGTTCTACTGAGGTGCATTTTGCAGTCAGTGTGCCCGGCCAATAACAAGTATATAAACGAATGCTTAAAACAATTACGTGACCTAAGTTTACAACAGGCGCGTGACTTAGGGGGCTCTGTATGAAAGATTATCAAATAAAGAAATGGCTGGGTGAGTGGTGGTTGATCGGGGTTAGGGCAAAGAAGCCGACGATTAAGTTGAAAGATTTATCCGGGCTGTGCAGTGACCTCGGGCTCGATTTACGGGAAGCCGATAATTGGTTCCTTGAGTTGTTGAAAGAAGCTAAAATAGACGCATCTTTAGGAGAGAATGAAATTAAATGGGACTGATAACGTTGATTGTTGATACAGATGCGGTGGAGGATACCCGTAAGTTTTTTTCTGCAGTATTGGAAGGCAGTCATTTAGTCAGTTTGCATTTAGGGGACTACAATAAAACGCTCGGGGAGATTGAACAAGCGTGCGCGACAAAAAAGAATCCCAAGAAGACCATCGAACAAATACTTATTAATAGGAGTAAACAAAATGAGTGAAAAGAGAAAAATAGTGGCGGAATTACCGGTTACAGGGATGGTGGTTTACGAGATTACTGCGCCTGATAATTGGGACGATCAGACAGAAAAAGAAAAGAGAGATTATTTTATAAAGAAAGCCCGCCCATTTTGGACTGAATCCCTTGAATACAGTGTTGATATTGATGAGTGGTCTATCAAAACAATTGTTTTCGAGGAGGAAAAATGAGAACACAGGCAGATTACGAATATTGGCGGCTGATTGCCGAGACGATTGAAGACGGTGAAAAACTAACCACACGGAACCACGAGGTATTCCGTCAATGTGCACCAACACCCTCTATTTTCCACTCATTTCCATTGGTGACACTCAAAAAGACTGCGGTTAAGAAAGCGTTGCGCGAGATGGAATGGTTCTTGTCTGGGAATAACAAGTGCCCAGACGAACTAAAGGATTGGTGGGCCGGACAACTTGACCCATCAGGGCGTCATTGGAGAGGGTATGCCGACCAGTTAAGGTATTCGACTTCTGGTGATGACGCGTTTGACCAAATCGAATATATCCTTGATGGGATTAAAAATTCACCAAACTCCCGCAGACTTTGCATCTCCACGTGGAATACAGGTGATATGGCGAACATAACGAGATTCAATAATAATCCCAAAACACCCTCAAATTGCCATCTAAGTTTCGTGCAGTTTTTTGTGAGCGAGGACCAATTGAATATGTGGCAGTACCAGAGATCAGGGGACCTACTTTTGGGTGTCTGTCACAACTGGGCTCAACATTATGGCCTACTTACATACTTGGCACACAGAACGGGGTTGAAAGTTGGGTGGTATCAATGGCAAGGTGGTGATATTCATGTCTATAACGAACCGAGCCATATTGAATGTGCCGAAGCTATCATTAACACGGGGAGTGAGAGTTTTGATGCGGTTCCACGGCTGATTTATACCCCGACAAGTGAAGAATTTTTAGCGAAGGATTTTAGCGTCGAGTGGGACGGTGTGGACATTCCAGAACCTGTAACAACGATAAGGCCGAAATTGCTTTAGAAATTTCCCGAAATTACTTTAAGCCCATCCACCCAAACACTTTTTCCTTATATTCCTTAGATTCAATCTGCTTTTTCCGGGCTTCCTGAGCTGCCCTATACAGCCCTTCCAACAGCCCCACGTCTTTGGGGTTGACTGTGCAGTGGTTGCTAATCACCCCCTCACACGAGCCGTCACCGGATAGTTTTTTAAGTTGGGCGTTCCATTGTTCGTTATTGGTCATTTATTCTCCAAATTAAACACTCGTTCCTATACAGACCCAACCACCGTTTGCCGATGAGTATATAAAAGTTGCGCACGGAATACGTCCAGAACCTCCCGTAAGGGTTAACGCTGAACCTGAGCCGATAAGAATTACCTGAAAACCCCCGGTATTGTTATTTATAGTCATAGTACTTGAACCCGCAGCATACATTATCACCACAATTTGCCCGTTGACCCCGTTTTGAAATCCATTTAGGGTTGTGCCGGTCGCCGTGAATGTTATTAGCGTTTTGTTTGCAACGTCCAATCCATTATAGGTTCCACTGCTGCTTACCGTTGCTACCCCGTTCAATGCGATTGCACCGTTAACTGTCGCTGTGGCGCCGGAACTCGGCCCCAACGTCCACACACCCGCATCAGTAACTGAACCAATCTCTGTTCCGCTCGAATTGTTAAACCCTAGCCCGCTCGTTCCGCCTCTGAGCCTAAGCACGTTTGATGCAACATACATCGTGTTATTGGCGGCAGTCCCACCCGTAGCCGTGTAGGAAGCTGCGCTCATGTTGTTGGAGTCATCGATGGTTGCACCGCTGTTCTGCACCCCCTTCCCAGTAGTCCCATCAAATCGTGCGATGGCGTTGTCGGTTGCGGAGGCTGGACCGACCACTAAATCCGTTTCGAGCTTGGTGCCATCTTGTAAAAGTTTTCCTGTGGTGCCGTTATAGACCGCCACACGCCCACTTGTAGCAGAGGCTGGGCCACCTATCATATTAGGAACATACCCACCGATTACTTTCCAATCTCCAGCCGAACTGGAATACTGGAGAACCAGACATTCTCTGTTTAATCTGATCACCTTGGTCAGAGATCCTTCGATCGTCTCAGAGCCATTGGCATCGATGGTGATATTGTTGGTGGAGGCATCACCCTTACCGTCTACGATGATGAAGATTTGCTTATCTGCCCCCGCAGGAAGGTTTACCGTGGATGCACCTGGCCCCGTCAAATCGACAATGATAGTGCAATCAGTAGAAGCTGAAACCGTCACAGGGGTTGTAGTGGCTTTACGGACGGCTTGTTTTAGAAAAATATTAGTAGCGGCTTTATCAGCAAGGTCTTGTAAATACTGGGATAATTGCGTTTCCCATCCAGACTCCGATCTCGTGTTAGGGATAGAATAAACAGTTCCTGCGAAAGTTTTATTAACACTCATTATTAAGTTCCTTTTCCTACAACATAAGCGTTAAGTGTTCCAGTCCCCGCACTGTTTGTAGCTGTAAAACGCAAGAACTTATAAGGAAAAGCTTGAAAAACTGCAATACCGTTGCCGCCGTTTGATGTAGAGATAGTAGGAAGAGTAACTGTATACGTCGACCACGTAGAGTCATCATTTGAAACCTGGCAGGCCAATACGGAAGACACACTGCTTCCAGTCCAAATAAATTGAACCGATAGATTGTCTACAGAAGTACAGTCTACAGGTGTAGAGGTTATGACAGAGGTGCCAGTCATAACTCCGTTTGAAATAACACGGGATCTTAAAAATTGTTTACTCATCGTGAAGCCCTTTCTATTATGTTATCCGAATCTATTGAAAATTCAAGTAAAGCTTTTTGATAAACTTCCGAAGCTTCTTCTTTGGTTTTAAAATAGCCTAAGTATTTATCACGCCCTTTAATTTTAATACGCGCCATCCATTTCTGTTTAGTTTTACAGAAAGTATACCCTTTTGTCCCTACTTTACGTATAGATATACCTTTATTCCAGGCAATCCTTCCTTTTGATGCTTCTCCGATTTTTCTTTTGGTTTCATCAGAATGGGTTCGACCTCTTTGAGCAGCAGCTATTCGCTCTTTTGCTTCAATTGAAAGAGGAGGGGGTTTTTTACCTTTATGTACTATACCTAATTTCATGCGATGTTCCAAGGTTCTTTCTGGCCGTTTTATACCAACGGCCCCCTCACCTCCGTCAGTGAGATTTACTAAACACCCGCCTTTTGAGTCTCTTCGTCCATATAAGGCAATCCACTCTTTTTCCATCTTACACGCAGAAAACCACCCTAAATTTTTAGCCCAGATTTTAACTTCAGGTTTACCCAAAACGCAATGTTTTGATACGTAGCGGTACCAAAACCCACTTCTTCTGCCTTTTTCAAACTGATAGGGGCGTTTTTCGTTACCTATACCGATATAAAAAACCTGCCCGGAATCTGCATAATGGGCGTATACCACATATTTTAAGTGCTTGATATTAGGTACTCCGTTATCTTGAATTTCTGTCAAGGGTTTAGCCATAACTTAAACTCCTTGAGGTTGTAAAGGCATTAAATCACTTTGGGGTAATGGTGCAGGGACAGCTAACGGGGGAGGGGCAGGCTGCTGCCCTACCGGAACCGTAGCCATTGTTGGTTTATCAATGTTAGAAAGTTCATGACAATCGTCAATAAACCTCCTTAAAAGCTCTAATCTGTTCTCAGGAACCTTAGTAGTTCTTGCTTTTTGGTAGTAGGATTGAGCCATTTGAATAGCTAATTCCAAGTTTTGATAAGGCTCTGGGGTATCATAGACACCGTCATTTATAATGTTTTCAATAGTGTTCCTAACATCATCAACTTGGGCATTAGCGAGCCCAACGGCCTGCTCAAGGTCAGGGTAGTCCAAGAGAGATAGCCCAGCCTCACGCGATAACATCCCACCTTGAACGAGCTCTTGGACAGCTTGGAGCTTGCCTACAGGAGTAGTGGGAAGCAATGATGTGGGGAACACTCTCAAAAGGAATTTATCCTCCTCATAATTAACATCCTTCCATTCAATAGTTTCCATGTATTTATTAGAAGAGACTTTTACAGATAAGTCCTTATTCTTCGTATAAAGTTCATCAGAAAAGCTACAGACCATTTTAGCAATACTCATGAAAAAGGCCTCATAACGTTGAGCCACAAGAGCAAACCGTTCGGTTTCAATGTCCTGATATTCACGGATTGCTACACCGGAGTCTAAACCAGATGGTTTTTTAGAAGATGCTGACAACTGAGATATTCCAGAGATTTCATAGGCTTTGTTGTAAAGACGGTCAAGGTGCATATAAGCATCCGCATTCATTCCTTGAGCTGTTTCAAAGCTTGGCTTGGTTCCAGTGTATTTTACCACCGAGCCAATCTCGTTTGATATGTGGTCAGTGTTAACCTTCGAGCCATTTTCAACAAAAACTCTTGGGATAGCTACTAAGTCATTGGCCCTTTGGATACTCATTAAAAGTTTGTTAATAGCAATCTGGATTCCTACTAAGTCTTCACATAGACCTTGACCATAGAATCCTAACATCTTTTCCGACCAACGGAAAAACACGAAAGGTAGATAGTCTTTGATGTAAGGTTCGGAGAACAGTGTAGCATTGCAAACACTTATCACATGTTTACCGTCAGAGCTGTTTTTGGATGAGGGGAGATGCCAAGATTCGACCACGGCTACCATGTTTGTGCTCATCCTAGAGCCTGCGAAACTCTCCCCCGGCTTCCCGGGAGGGGTTTCTAGGAGCTTTCCAGCCTGTGCAGGGTAAAGTTCCATTAAGACATGCCGATCAACATATTTTATCTGGTGAATTTGGCGAGGAGATCCATAAATAGCTTCTTTTTGGTCAACTATGAGCTCCATAGGAAGCACTCGTTCAACGAAAACCGAGCCATTATCCTCATCTACACCTACTTTTACCGCGCCAATACCTGTAATACAGGAATCAACAAAGCATTTTTGCCCTATCTCGTAGACATTGTTCTGGTCAAAGAACCCGTCGCAGTATTTGGTTAAGTTTTTTGCAGCTTTACTTAAGGTAAAATCTCCCCCAGAGGTCAGGAAATAGGCTCTTGGGCGACTTTTAGCTATCTTGGCTGCAGCAGAATCAATGCAGGATTTAATTACATTTAAAGTTAGCCTGTTGGAGTTGAGTAGATGAGGGGAAGCACTCTGGGTGAACTGATAAAGCCCAAAACCAATGAAATCTTGGTTAGAGTATAGTCTAGCAAACTTGATAAAGTTTGAATAAAGAGATGCGTTATCTTTATTTATCAGGTCGATAACCGCAAAAATAGATTCAAAGCTTTTAGAGTCTTCTAGACGCCACCAAGTTCGATCGTATTCCTCAATGGTCTGATATTTTTGATACATTTTAAATTTCATTACTGGTCTTTCGCTCATGATTGGCTACTCCAGTAAAGTTCTAAGTCTTCATCTACTACTTTTTGTTCGGGAAATGATGTCACTAGCTCCCCTTGCTCTTCTCTAAAGACTAGATGTAAATCCCCATGTTTGAAGACTGACACCCTGTTTTTGTTACATATTTTAAGTAGCTCATCGAACTTTTCTAAAGAGTCAACTAAATTTAGCATTTATACCCCTTGATTTTTTACATCACTTTATGTATATACGTAACTTGAGCCTAAAAATCAAGGAGTAAAAATGGCTAAGTTTACACACCACCCCGTTAAAGCCCACGAAAAAGAAACTGTTCATTTGTATTTTCAGTTGGATATTGGAGCCTCTGGAGCAGTTTCCGCTTTTACTGGGGGAACAAAGCTTTCTGCAGTCAAAGAGGCAACCGCAGGACAGTACACCTTAACCCTCGACCAAAAATTTCATAAAGTATTGATGGTCAATGCCACCCCTGTTAAGTCAACCGCTACTACAGTAGGACAAGTTCAAGTTCTTGCCACCCCCAGTACTTTCCAGGCTTCGTTTAGAACAACTCCAGCTATCGTTATTCAATGTCTGGACTTTGCTGGCGCGGCTGTAAACCCTGCTTCCGGTGAATCCTTTTGGATTGAAGTAGTTGTGAGAAATACGGCTGTTGGGACAAGACCAGGAGGTTAATATGTTACCCCAAATGAAGAAAAAAGGGGTAGCCATGATTGTGGCTTCCCTTAAAAACGGTGGAGGAGAGGGCCAGGAATCAAAAGAGTCCTCCTCCAATGATAGTTGGAAAACGGAAGTGGGTGAAAAAAGCTCCGAGCTTTACGAATTAAAACGTGAAAAGAGACTCCTTCTTGCCGAAGGTGTTCTTGAAGCAGTTAGGACTAAAGATGCAGAGGCCTTGGCTGATGCTTTAGAATGGTTTTTTGAGTGCTGTGAGGAAGAATAAAAATGGCTGTAACACTTGCGAGCTTAATTACCCAAACACGTCAACGAGCTGATATTGAAAGCTCTCAAGTTGTTACTGATTCCGAATTAACTGGGTATATAAACTCTTCTATAAAAGAACTTTATGATATTTTAGTTTCTACCTACGAAGACTACTACCTATCCGAAACAACTGCTACAGTTACTACAGGCGATTCTATTACACTACCTACTGATTTCTATAAACTTAGAGGATTAGATTATGCGGAAGGATCTGTTTATTACCCTGTCCTCCCGTTTAAATTCAGCCAAAGAAATCAACAAAATGTTGAACTGTTTTCCGCAACCCCCGCTGTAAAATCCCGCTACAGAGTTCAAGGGAGTGTTATTAAACTTGTCCCTGCCGCAGCAGCTGCGGGAACCTACCGTGTATGGTATATCCCACGAGCCGCCGAACTGTCTTTAACCACCGATACCTTTGATGGGATAAACGGTTGGGAAGAGTTTGTTATAGTAGATGCGGCTATAAAATGTATGATTAAACAAGAATTAGGAACACAGGAACTGGAAAAACAAAAAAAGGACTTAATACGTAGAATTGAAGCAATGGCCCCTAATAGGGATGCGGATGCACCAGCATGTATAAAAGACAACGATGAGCATATGTACTCCTTTCTGGATAGGCGAAGATGGCTGTAATACCGTTTCGTAAAGTCCATTTTAATGACACCGCTTTAATGCTTATGCAAGATGCAATAAGCCAGTCTATTGGTGCTTTAAATCAGAATGAAATTTTAAACTCAATCATAATAAAAGATATAGTAGTAACAGCCGGAACCCCTAAGCAAATATCTCATTCTTTAGGGAGAGATTATATTGGATGGTCGGTTATTCGTAAAAATGCTGCATCAGATATATATGAAGCTTCCACTACAAATCCCGCTCCAAATAGGTTATTATACCTAAGTGCCTCGAATGATGTGACTATAACAATTCTAGTATTTTAGGAGATTTTATGACTACCACCGCGAACATGGGGTTATCCCTCCCCTCACCTGGAGTGGATGAGGGCCCTGGATGGGCAGAACAGCTTAACGACTCTCTTTCACTTGTCGACTTACATAATCACACGGCAGGGAAAGGGACTAAAATCCCTGTAGCAGGTCTAGACCTTCAAGCTGACTTGACCATCAATAGTAATAGCCATACAGATGTTAAATCTGTTAAATTCACCTCCCAATCTTCATCTCTAACGACTACAAATGCAGTTTATGTGGTAAACGGAGAGCTTTATTTTTCAGATAGTGGCGGGACGAATGTCCAGATAACCTCTGGAGGAAGTTTAAACCTAGCCTCTACAGGTACAATTGGTGGAGACTATGCGCAAGTAGGGGTAAACGCTACGGTTACTTATTCAGATACTACAAAAACCTATAGTTTTCTCCAAGCTGCGGGGTCTACCGCTAAAATGTATTCTGCTAAGATCTCTCTTGCTGATTCCGCTGGAGGGTCTAACGCGGTAGGTATCATTCCTCCTGTAGGATTAGCTTCAGGCTATGATTTAACTCTCCCCACAGCCGCTCCGGGGGCGGATCAGGTGCTCGCCTTTGCTTCAGGAGGTCAAGCATCTTTTAGAGATATAAACGGGACATCCGGCCAAGTATCTGTTTCAAAAACAGGCTCCGCTTTCACCGTAGGACTGCCTACAACTATAACACAGGACTTAAATTTTACTGGGAACATCACCGGACGGGGGATTATTCCCGTAGGTGGTATTATTGCCCTCAATACAAACTTGACAGGGGTGACTGCTGTAACAGCCACCACTGCGGCGGACGCTAATGGGTTTGTTGTTTGTGGATCAGTTACACAGCCTCAAGTGATTGTAGATCCGACCTCCCCTATGAATGGCCAAACTATCCCTAACCTGAACGATTCCTACTTCTTGATGGGGGCGTCCTCATCCGGCTCTACAGGAGGAGCAAATACCACCACTTTAACAACCACCCAACTTCCAGCTCACACACACACAATTGACCACGGGCATTCAAACTCTTTCGCTTTAAGTAACAACACAGTAGCAAGCTCGAGCCATACCCACACTATTGCGCACGTACATCAAGTGGGGTATGCCTCTTTTGCCTCTAATAATGTACGAGCTCAAAGCTCTAGGGCATCTAGTACTTTAAGTTTTACTACAGGGGCTCAGGAGTATTTAAGCAACACGGGTCTAGCGGGTGGAGGGGAGTCCGCGGTAACAACATCTTATACAGGTAATCTGTACTCCGCAGGAGCAACAGATGATTCCGGTACAGCTGCAATTTCAGGGACACCTTCAGCGACGTCTACCGTAACTTTAACTGGCTCAGTAACCTCCCATTCAGGCTCAAGCGGAAGCTCAGGGACAGGAAGTAGCTATGATTCCAGACCGAAATTTTTTGCTGTAAAATATATCATGAGGATCAAGTAGTTATGACAAATATAATAGACTTCGGTGATAGATTAAAACAGAAAAATCTAAACACTCGTGCCGACCGGATGGTAACACTCTCGGCTTCTATAGATAAGTTACTAAACGGCTATATACACGACATGGGTGGACTAGATGACCGTGTAATAACTGAATTACTTACCTATTTAAATTATGCATTTTTAAACTTAGAAGATATGTTAATGGATAAAAGACACGCAGAAATGGCACATGAGCTAGCTGTTAATGCTTTTTTGGAGAAAAATAAATGAATATGCGTTATAAATTCTATTTTCGTCGTAAGTTTTTTTGGAAGTCTTTCACGGTTATTGGGCATAAATATGAAACCTCCGTGGACAAAATGTTACTCTTTTTTGAAGATGGTGGGGTCCAAGAAATTAAAAACTTTAAGGACTGTGAAGTGAAGCTTAAGCAAGATTGGGTTTTAGCCCAGAAAAAATCCCTTGAAGCGCAAACAGGACAGCCCCTAAACATGGTGGTGTGATATGGCTCTTCAGAAACAATTAGTTCAAGCTCCTTTAGGATTAGGAATAGATACAAAAACCGACCCGAAACAGGTAGCCTCCTCCGGCTTGCTTGAATTAGAAAACGGAATCATAAAGCAGACGGGAGAAATCCGAAAACGCTACGGAGTTGCTAAACTTAGTGGCGACATTCTTCAATCTGATTCTAATATCAGCTCCAGTTCTAAACTGGAAACCTATAATAACGAGCTACTTTTATTTAATCGGGATAATGTGTTCTCCTACGCAGAATCCCTAAATGCATGGGCCAATAAAGGACTTTTAAGTACTATAGATGGCTCCACCTCACCTATTGTTGCTAACAGTTATGAGCAAACAGGCGGAGATATTGCATCAACAAATGGCATAACTCTTTATGCATGGGAAGATAGCCGCGGAGGTGTTCGCTATTCTGTTATAGACCAAGCATCAGGGGCAGCACTTGTTTATGATGCTCAAGTAAACATTAATGGTATGCGGCCGAGGTGTGTCGCAGTAGGTGCATACTTTTTCTTATTTTGCTACCAAACTTTTACCAACAATTTAGAGGTTTACAGAATCTCTACTACCAGCCCAAGTTTAGGAGTATCCGCTACAGCGGCAGGAGATATCTCAACCACAGAACCTATTTATGATGTTACTGTGTTTGGCTCCCGTATGCTTTTAGCCTATAAAAATACATCAAACAAATTAAAATTTACTTACTGGTTACAGACAAATATCACAGGAAACCCTGCCTATGGTGTCCCCTCTGCATTAGAGATTACAGCTGAAACCCCTTCTCAGTGCCTAACTATTATTCAAGGGGAAGACTTTGGATCAACTCCTACTTTCAGCATTTTATTTTTTAATAGCTCAACAGGACTCCGGCATTTAGCTTATTATGCAGATTTTACTGAGTACAAATCGGCTATCGTCGTAGACAACACTGTTTCCCCTATTGTCAGAAATGTGACCGCTGTAGCACATGGCGAAAAAATAGAATATTTCGCCGAATATGAGGCAGCTTCGGCTATCAATCGCTACATAAAACGAGGTGAAGTCTATCTTGCCCCTAACAGTGCGGCCAATGTGGCGGAATTCCAACGGGCAGGTGGACTAGTATCAAAAGCCTACCGTGTAAACGATGCTACGAAAGTACATGTTAGCTACGAATCCACTGCGAACTTTCTCAATACTTTATTTGTTTTAGGAACAGCAGAGGATCGAAGTGGTGCCCTAGGGTGGGGGTACAACTGGGGTTATGATTGGGGAGGCATATCTCTCTATGCTGTGGTGGAAAGTAAACTCCTGACAGGTGTCCATGGAGGCCATAATTTAGAGGGGGCGGGTGGACTAGATGGGTCAAGCCCTTTACCCGGGGTTTGGTTTACAGCTGCAAATGAGGCTATCTCTTGCACTTCTAGAAGAACTAGAATAGTTGCCGACAATATCTCTACTTATACCCTCCGTGGCTTGGATAAAATCGAAATTGATTACAATGCTGCCCGTGTAGGCCCTTCAGCGCAACTTGGTGAAAATCTCCATATACCTGGAGGTTTTCTAAGAGCTTATGACGGCGTTAGTGTAGTGGAACACGGATTCCACATGTTCCCTGACGCAATCCAGGTAGCTAACTCGGTTACAGCGGGTTCGGTGGCTAATGGAACTTATCAATATGTGGCTGTGTATGAATGGATTGATGGAAAAGGCCAACTCCATAGGTCAGCTCCATCCATTCCTGTATCCCACACCGTCTCAGGAGGTCCTAAAGGCGTGGACATCACCGTCCCTACCTTAAGGTATACTGCAAAGCAAAGCCCTGAAAGGACAGCTCCTATTGTCGCTATTTATCGGACTACAAACGCGGGAACACTTTACTATAAAGTAAGTGATGATACGGATCCTTTATATAATCTAGTTAATGCAGATACTGTAACATTTGTAGACACCTTAGCGGATGCCTCAATCACTTCCAAACCGCTTCTTTACACCACCGGTGGAACTCTAGAAAATATTTCGGTTCCCGCCTGTAACATTGTAGCTTCCTTTGATAACCGTCTGTTTATCGCAGGATTAGAGCAACCTAATGACCTAATGTTCAGTAAACAATGGGTTGTAGATGAAGGAGTTGCCTTTAATGATTTCCTCCGAATTAATGTGAGCCCTACCGGAGGAGAGATTACCTCTATATTCCCAATGGATGACAAGCTCATCATCTTCAAACAAAACGCTATCTACTATCTTTCAGGGGAAGGCCCTACAGATGTAGGCCAACAAAACCTCTACCGCATCCAACAGATAGCTTCAGATGTAGGTTGTTCCGTGCCTGAGAGTGTTTGTCTGATGCCTTTAGGTTTGATGTTTAAATCCCTCAAGGGGATTTATCTCTTAGACCGAGCCTTGAATGCTGTCTATATCGGCTCCCAAGTAGAGGCCTATAACGGTTTGTCTATCACCGGCGGAAACTTAGTCCCCACCCAAAACCAGGTTAGGTTTACTTCGTCCGAAGGTAGGACGTTGGTGTTCGACTATTATTTCAAACAATGGTTCACATTTACAGGACAATCTGCATCCAGCTCTATTGCATGGAAAAACCAGTTTACGTATTCAGCCTCAGATGGAAGTGTTTTCTCTGAGGAGGATGGTAGATATGACGATAATGGTTCTGTAATTTCAACCAAAATCACCACAGGCTGGCTATCTTTTGCAGGGCTTCAGGGATACAAAAGGGTGTATTTAGCCCAGCTTTTCGGTGAGTTAAAAGGTTCCCATACGTTAAGTGTTAAACTAAGCTATGACTTTAAAAACTCCTATAGTGAAGAGTTTACGGCGGCGCTTGATACAGGTGCAACCTATGGGGACGGTTTATATGGGGATATAGGGGTTTACGGCGGGACAGATGGAACAATGCACTATGAGGTTCAACCTGCTAGACAGAAATGCACCTCTATAAAAGTGACCGTCCAAGATTACTTCCCGGATTCCAGACCATCCGAAGGATTTAGAATAAGTGGGTTAAGTTTTGAGTTAGGTATAGAGCCTGGATTGAAGAGATTGAACGGGAATAGAGGGATGACTAGTTTAGGCTAATCTCCCTCCTATTTATTTTTAGGTTTCCATACCATTTTCATACAGTGCCTATTAGCAGTAGGGATTATCTCCCAACCGCGATTCAAATAAACAGTCACTTCAAGATCTGCACATGCAGTGTAAAATGTTGTTTGACCAGGCCGCTCTTGTTGGGCAGCCTCCGCTGCATAATATTGTTCTCGATTACACCCACCTGCAGCTATTGCAAAAAAATATAAGACTGTAGCCCATAGAACTGCCATAATACTAGCAAATATATTCATCTTTCTATTCTCCTAAATTCTTTGGTATCAACGTGACTACAACTTCTTCACCTACTATTTCTATTCGGAAAGATTCTTTTAATTCTTTATCATAGAAAAATACCACATTGTTGGATGCAAGAACTCTGATATGGTATTCAGTCAATCTGTCAATAATGGTAGCTTCAAGCTCGTCCATACTTAGCCTGCAATCTCTCTGTCTCGGCCTGCAGAAATTTAAACCGCTCTTCGATTTCAGTTATCGCGGTAGGGATTTGCTCTTCCTTTTCCACCAGCCTCACAACGGCATGACCGTCAAACGTTCCTGTTACATAGATGCCGAGGTCGAACACTTCAATCTTAATCTTTATCTCTTTTTTTAATCTATCCTCCTCTGTTATTTCAGCACAAAGAAACTTTATCTGATCTAAATAAGTTATCTCGGGTATCATTTTCTTTACTCCTTTTCTTCGCGATCTAGTAGTGCTAGTTTTCTTTCGAGACAGTATATAAAACGCTCTTTTACCTTATCTACTTTCTCCTTACGAAAAAACCAGGCTCCCTCAAGACCCGCGTTTTTTTCACGATTTTTTTCTATAAGTCGATGCCTAATCTCATCTAACCTTTCCACTTCAGATTCGTAGTCTCCCCGAGCATTCTCGATATCCTTATCGATCAGGTCGTGTAACATTGCTAATGTCTGTCGTCGTGATATCTGCATTTTGTTTCTCCTTTTATTGAGCTGTATTGCTCTTATAATCCTTTTCGACACATTTTCAAAAAACTTTAGCACATATAGTCGGTATCTGTTTTTCTACCAGGGTCATCTTCTTCGGAGGCGTATCCCCAGATACCAAAGAAGTCGTGTGCTGCAATCCGCACCATATGTCGAAATTTTTTTGATGATATCACCCCTACACCTCTGTCCCTAATAAATAACTGCACTGCGTGGTCTTTCGGTATGTCATCAATATTGATACCCGGGTGTCTATTAGGGTCTCTTATGCCCCTAAAAACCCTTCTACCATATTCCTCCTCATCTGCTGGTCGATTAAAATTTTTTAGTTTTTTATCATGTTTCATAAAATGATCCTGTAAAAACAGGAATATGCTCCATGTATATGGTCTAACCAACTCACAGCTTTTTGTAAAATACTCCCTGTTTTCAGGAAGAAACATCCAGTCTTCATACTTCCTTGGTTCCTTCTTCATTTTTTCATAAGGTGTTAAACTGTCATCGGAATTTTTGATAAAAGGTTGATGAATGTACCCCAGGCCATATGAAGCCAGATGCAGCATTACATGCCTGTAGTCTAAAAAATTAGCTATAGTTACATCCATACCAGATATCAAAGTCTGATTGATTTTATCGATTGTTAGTTTAATGTCTAATGCATGGTTTGTAGGTTCTTTATAATTTTTATGAAAAAACTCTATACACTTCTTTTTCCACTCTCTGTGCATTCTTAATGTGTATTGCTCATCAGTTTCGTCCCTATAATAAGATTTCATCCACTCGAACGGGCCACGACTATACGGATCATTGAACAAAACATCAGGAAACTGCTCAGGCTCTAAACCAAAAAGCAATTTATTTACCACCATCATTGGGTATGTAAATGTTTCAATAACACAGGGCATTCTGATTCTCCTTATCAACCTACCTATTATCCTCTTCGTCATTTCCCAGAAAATCTTTAATTTCTTCCTTTATTCTTTTCTTTCAACCTCTTCCATTAAATTAAAGTATTCCGTCTATGTTCCGATAGGTGTTATAG